CTATTAGCGTTTCGAAGATCCGAAAGTTCGGCTGCCTGCTCCTGCATTTTTTCCTGGGTGTGATTATAATAAAGATAAAACAAGCCGCCCATTGCAAGAATAATTACACTGGCGCCGGCGGCAACCTTACCAGTCAAACCAAAACTAAGCATTACTTTCTCCCTACGACAACCGACCTATTGTCGTCATTGTGTGTGATGAAATAGTATCTGTCAATAGCAGAAACATCCCATCCTTCACCGAGCATAGAACGAAGAATAGTCAAGGCGGATGACGTAGCCATCACATCAAGGTACGATTCTGTAAGCTGCAATTTTTCAGTAAGCTCTTCAGCATCTCCGAAATCTATAAAATCGAGAATAACCTTTTGCCCAGATCGTTCGAACGTAATCACACCTTCTTCAATTGTTAGCCCGGACAGGTCGCTATTTTGAAAATATTCTTCGGTGGTGAGACTAAATTCGGACCGCGGAACATAATTTTCTTGTCTTGTAATAACAAGCTCTTGAACTTCTTTAGATTTGAGAGGATATTTCTTATCAGACAGATATGGCTTAACACGCCAATCCATCTCACCGGTGACTCTTTCAACATCGTCGACCAGCTTATAAAGTCTTGTCCAGAAATTAGGTTGGCGCTTAAACTCTACAAAAACAACATAGTTGCCATGACGATCGGGATTAGGGCTTACTTCACTATCTAAAAACTCGACAACGCCTTTATCGATAAAATCGTCGAGATCATAAGCAGGAAGTTCGTCGCGACAATAAAAAGCCACAACAATTACTTCTTCCACAGTACCAATCTTAGGTTCAAACTCATCAATACTGATAAGCGGAAGTACCAAGTTCTTCAGATCTTTATTTTTAATGCCCATAGTTTATAGCATTCCTTCATTATTTTCTTCGTCGTCGGTACCAAGATCTTCGCCGCCGGCGTCCTCATCTTCAGTTTCTTCTACTCCGGTCATTTCCGAATCCCAAGCCGCAGTAATATCCTCGATATCAACTTCTTCATCTTCAAATTCTAGAATGCCATCATAGGCATCGTCGATGAATTTACGTGGCATGTTGATTGTTACCAACCAGACTGGTATACGCTTATGCTTTGCTTTCTTTGGTTGTGAAGTCTCATCGCCCTCAGTCTGAGATGGGTCGAGAACACGCTGGGTCTCAATGAACACATCTTCTCCAAAGTATACCTTACAGCCGTATTTGACAAGACGAAGAGCACCTTGAGGGTCTGGCATGTTCTTTTTCGGATACATCCACGTTGTCTTGAACCAATATCTATCAATATCTGGACCTTCGACCAATTCTCCAGTTATCCAATTTTCGTAGGCATAAAGACTAACATGGTCCAGAATTTTTTCAAACTCTAATAGCATATCAAGAGCAGTGGTTTTTCCACTGATTCTGCGTATCAAAGCAAGGACATCATTTACACGTTTTGGCATGGGTTACTCCATCTTTATACTATTTATCTAAGATGATGTAATTTATAGATTATCTTCTTTCGGTACTACTTGGTACCGCGGATTACGGCGCCCGCGCCGGGGTAATCGTCCGTAACGTCGGAAACTTCATCAGCCCAACCTGGGGCCGTACCTACAGTAATATCACCTATTTGATTCATTGCGACCGACCAACCAAATGTTCGACCACTGTCATACTCAAATACATAAGTTGCTCCGTCTCGTGCTTCGATAGGATTAGGAATTACCTCTGTTTCCGTCCATGTACCACCTATATTCTTAATAATATATAACACCCCTCGAACAGATCCCGATACTCCGGGTTGCGGATCAACAGGGTCGGTTTTGTTTGCATAGGCGATGACTTCACCAGATCCACATATGGCGCAACCATGGTATTCGCCATTGGTCTCACTAGCTATTGTGGTCCTTGTAAATGTGCCATTGTCATTATCTTCCCATACATAAACTGCTGGAGTTCCCGCAGCCCATTTAGTTCCGACAATTGTTCTTCCATCGTCGCTAATAGCAACATCAACATATTGCCAATATCCACCAGGAAATGGAAGTTGCGCATATCTTTCCATTTTTTCTGTCCCCGCATTCCAACGATAAACAATAAACGTGGTCTGATTACTAATCTCATCTGTGTCAATAAACCAGAGAGCCGTTACCAGTGTGTCACCATCACGAGATATTGCCATCGTATGACCTTCACCGAACGCATCAGTCTGGGTGGGTAGGGCAGTATTATTTAATACCTGTACATGCGTCCAGGTTCCTGCAACATTTTTAAATGAGTGAACGAATCCCTGTGTCACAACCGATGCTTGATACGGTTCATTAGGTGAGCCTATAAATAGGAATGATCCTGGGCCGCCATCTCCACGAAGTGCTACCGAATGTCCGAATCCTTCATTATTTGAGCCGGCATCTGCCCAACCAACGCCGCCGTTAACCGGTTCCGTGGCGGCGGTTGTAATCTTGCCAACCTGCACATAGTTATCCCCCACCTTTTCAAAAAGGAAAACGGCACCGCTGGTAATTCCGGTTTCTACGAAATCCGGAGCACCAACCGCAATAAATGTCCCATTAGAGTTGGGTGCGAGCAGACGTGTGTGATACTGAACGAAATTGGAGCCTCCTCCATACCGCACACCGCCAAAGTTTGCGTCTTTTGTTCCTTGGGTAACGTCTACATGCGAGAATGTTGTAAGAAGTGTATATTCATCGTTGGCTCGTTGCCATACGGTAACGTGCCCGTCGTAATTGGTCCCGGGAGCCGGTGTTGGGTCATTATCCACAGCACTACCATCTGGCACACCGACGAACAACAAACTACCGTCGTCTGTCATTGCGGTTGTCCACCCTGATGAATTTCCAAAATTAGCATCCAGAGGATGTTGTTCAAAGTATATACTACTCTCTGCGTCCCATGTGGTAAGGTCACCGCACCCAATGCTTTCTTCTGGTGTTTTAATACCTAATATAGGTTGTCGGAATGGTTCTGGCTCTATTGCGCCTGTACTTGTTGTTATTTTTCCAGTACGATCATCAATAATGATTCGAACCCCAGGGGAGTTTAATTTTTTCATTTCTAGTCTTTCCTATCTCTCTCTTATTTATCTTAGATAATGAAATTTATAGACTACTCCAAAGAAGAGGATAAATAATGTTATGCTTAAATCCTATGTTACAACAGATTGGACTAAGGAAGTTTTGAAAGAAATGTCCGACAAAAACACCCTTCCAATTGACCATGTAAATTATCTAGCATATTTGGCCAACAATAATATAAAACCTAATGTAATTTATGACATAGGATCAGCGGTCAAACATTGGACTAATGTCGCTCGACAAATATGGCCAACGGCTCAATATTACTTATTCGAAGGCACACGGGCAATGGAATGTCTTTATGAGAACGAGAATTATAATATAGATGTGTTGTCTAATGAAGAAAAAATTGTTGACTTTTACGAACACCCATATAATCCTGGAGGTAATTCTTTATATAAAGAAAATGTCGAGTATTGTATCATTACCAATGAAATTTATACACCGGCTTATACCTTTCAAAGGCATACAAAAAGACTAGATCGAGTAGTTGCAGAGCGCATGTTTCCTACTCCCGACTTTATGAAGATTGATGTGCAAGGCGCAGAACTGGAGATACTAAGGGGAGCAGGTGACCTTTTAAAGACCCTAGATCATCTTATCGTTGAGATATCGAAAGTGGAATATAATTTAGGTTCTCCGAAACCTGAAACAGTAATAGCAGGTTTAGAAGAATTGGGATTTGTTCCGAAAAAAATGTTCTTCGCCGAGAATGAGATTGATGGCGATTGCCACTTCGTTCGAAAGACCTAGCCCTTATCAGTCCATTTGTCTTTAAGATAGGAAACGAACTCTTCAATATGCTTTAGCTTCTCTTTGCGCATGATCTTAATAATGTGGGCTACGCCTGTCTCGGGCTGTGTTTTATTATTATGAATATCGTTAGCAAGTCGTTTCCAAGAATCGCCACGGTAGTCTTGATGCACAATCAAATCTCTAGTCTGTTTGGCCTCCTTACTGAGCTGTGATAGATCATCCTTGTAATACAGCTCTAGCCACGGTCGCAGCCATCTTTTCCTATCCGTCAGATACGGTCGAGAAACCGCCGTAGATTTTGCCTGCATCGTATACGCCGAGAGCGGTTCCGCCTTCTTCTTATTCTGTAGCAGCCACGCCTTATAGTCAGTGTAGAAATAGAACGGTATCCCGCGTGCCTTACATGCCAATGCTAGTTTACGATAACGGACCGCTCGCGGCCCTTCTGGATTAGATTGAGAGAAGCGGTCCGTGTGAAAAGTGTGGACCTCTTTGATATAACGGCTCGCTGGCTCGATATATGGCGTCTCAGAATAGATGCGGTCCTCAGCCTCGTAGGAATCATGCCCCCACTGCCAGTAATCTACCGCCTTGCCAGAATAGGTGTGGGAAAGCGCCTGACCATCGAGGACGAAGACCGTGCCTTCCATCGTCATCTTCTCCGTATATTTTCCCACCTTGCTTCTCGTCACCGAAAAGAAATAGGGCTTGGTCTGCATCGTGCGCTCATGATCTGTGCCGACAGAGGTTGCGAGCTTGAAGCGGTTCTGCTTCACTATCTCCAGCGCCGCGAAGGTGCTCGTGGCATGATACACCTCGCTAGTAATGCCTTCAAATAATTCATTTGCTTTCACAATAGTATTTATCATGGAGAGTTATCAATGCTGTTATCTATATTTCTTGAATATACTAAATATCTTTGTATATGGAAAAAGAATTTCTCGCTCATATACGAAGGGTAACTGTAATCCTTATGCGACTGCATAGTTCGGGTTCAGTAATACATTTATCTAAAAACCACAACCTTAAAGGGAATATAAATGGCACGAGTAAATAAGAAGCGTGGTGCTTCACCACGAATTGTTCATATTCAAGAGTCCACACCTCAAACAGATAGAAAAACAAAGGTGGAACTTATTCCAAGAAATGTATCTCAAGAAGAGTATGTTACTAATCTATATAATTTTAATAAAAGGATTGTCTTTGCAATAGGCCCAGCTGGAACAGGTAAGACCTACCTTGCAGTCCAAAAAGCAATTCAAGATTATAAGAATAAACGAATCAATAAGATTGTGATTACTCGTCCGGCGGTTTCAAATGGAGAAAGCCACGGTTACTTACCTGGAGACTTGAACCAGAAAATGGAACCCTGGACCCGCCCAGTGTTCGATGTCTTTGAAGAATACTACAGCCCTAAAGAAGTAAAACAGATGCTAGACGAGGGCATTATTGAGATTGCCCCGCTTGCGTATATGCGTGGTAGAACCTTCAAAAATTGTATGGTAATCTTAGACGAAAGCCAAAATACAACACCTGCTCAAATGAAAATGGTGCTAACAAGAATAGGCGAAGGTAGTCGTCTGCTTGTCACTGGCGACCTTCGCCAGTCCGACTACAAGGATAGCAAGAACGGACTATATGATTTCTTTATGCGAATGGAACAATCGACCTCTGATATGATTGCTGTTACAAGGTTTAGCACCAATGACATTGAGCGAGATGAGATTGTGACCGAAGTGTTGCGGTTGTATGGTGAGGATGATTAGAAGTTAGAAGGATAACGCCAACTTTTGTTCCAATCAAACTGAATTGTTTCTCCACATAGTTGGCAAGGCATTGTGTTAGGTGGGAATACGAGTCTGCGTGTGTTCATTTCGACTTCGTGTAGGCCATGATGCGATTTTTCGCATCTCCCGTCGAGAATGACAAAGATATTCTCATTGAGCCCTATACGATAGTCGTCATCACCGTGCTTCACTATCCAGGCGATGTCTTCATTGGCTTCATCACCAAGATCGGCGTGTTCAAGAATATACCTAGCACGAGCATGTGGCCCAGCCAACTCAAAGAGAAATTTTTGTTTATCATTCGGCATAGTTATTGGTTAGTTTCATAAACTGACAAAGATTCATTTGTCTGGCGGTGTGTCATTATAAAAGTTGTGCGCCTTGATAGCTCTTTCAGCTTGCGACTCCCAGTATAGGTGCATGCCGACCTTACGCCGCCGAGAATATCCTGCAGGGTACCGGCGACTGGACCACGATAAGGAACAAGAACTCGCTTACCTTCACTGGCACGATACTCTGCGAGCTCGCCGCTGTGTTTTTCCTGGGCGATCTTCGATGACATGCCGTAGAATTCCATATACTTCCGCTCCGCGTCTAGTGTGTCGAGAGCAACCCCGTTATTACGAATAACCTCAGATGTCTTATGCCACTCGCTAATAATCTCACCACCGCACTCGTCATGTCCAGCCAACATGCCACCGAGCATGACGAAGTCGGCACCAGCACCAAACGCTTTCGCAACGTCGCCGGGGTTGGTGCAACCACCATCAGCGATGATGTGACCGCCCAGCCCGTGTGCTGCATCCGCACATTCGATCACCGCCGATAGCTGCGGGTAACCCACACCAGCCTTCTTGCGGGTAGTACAAACGCTTCCAGGACCAATCCCAATCTTAATCATATCTGCACCAGCTAGTATCAGCGCCTCGGTCATGTCTGCTGTCACTACGTTGCCTGCAATAAGGACTCGATCCACTCCAATTATTTCTCGAAGCTTTTTTACAGATTCTACGAAATTTTCTGTATAACCGTTCGCCACATCGAGACATACATAAGAGACGATCGGGACGCGATCTAGAATCTTCTGAAGGTTTTCAAAGTCAGATTTAGAGGATCCAGTTGATACGGCAACATCTCCAATCCAATCCGTTGCCGTAAATCCGTTTGTTGCATTTCCCCATTCCTCTACTGAATAATGTTTATGTATGCAGGTAAACATGCGGTTCTTATGTAATGCCTTTGCCATTTCAAACGTGCCGACGGTGTCCATGTTTGCTGCCATGATAGGGATTCCGTTGTAGACGGTTGTTGAATGTCGAAATCGAAATTCGCGAAACAGATCAACTTCCTTACGAGATACTAATGTGCTGCGCTTTGGACGAATGAGCACATCAGTATAATCTAGTTTTGGGTCGTTGTCAATTCGCATTGTTCCTCCTGAATCTTCTGCCAAAATTCCTGCCATGATGATATGTAATAGCTATTTCCTACCAACAACGAAGTGTATAGGCTTTGACCATAATATGTCAATGGGGTAGGTAGCGTATATTGTATTTTAGAAAGGTCATTGCTGATTGCATCGTCATGTTCGATGAGTCGAGAATGAATATAAATAGATCTGCCGCCGTCGGCATAAATCGCTTGAGCATTATAGACGAGCGTCTTACCAATGGCTTCGAATAGGTTATCGAAATCGAGTTGTGTAATCAAATAATAACTTGCGTGTTTAGACCATCCACACATCCAATCATAGAATTTTTGATTCATTTGACCATTTGTAATAAGAGCAACATCAGCATCAATCAGATAGTTCATATGCCTCCATTATCAATTCATAAATTTCTTCCCACGGAGATTCTTCGCTCACTCGCGCATAAATCTCTTCTTCAATAGTAGGACCCACATGCGTATTATGTGCCGCGGTCACGAGAACTGATCGAAGACCGAGATTAGCACCATCCAACGCATTGCGCACATGGTCTTCGATCCAGAAGAGATCGCTGCCTTCCCATCGCTTTAATGTTTTCGCTTTTGATGCCCCTGTATCAAGACAGATTAGCTCCTCAATGGCGTCGCCAAAAAGATTTTCAAGATTCTTTTTGCGGAATTCATAGGCATCGGGGTGATCACTAAGACTAGTGATAGCAATAAATCGAAATCCCTGAGATTGTAGCTTAGAGACATATTTTCGAGAATCGGCCAAAGGCTTTAAACGAGCAATGGCATCGGAACTGTTGAACTCTTTGGCAACTCGATAAACTTCGAGTTGATCAATATGATGTCTTAGAGCAAGTTCATACATGTGACCATTGTCTGGGTCAGCATAGTAACCGGCTTTAGACATAAACGTATCGAAGCCGGTGAGCCAATCTAAGAGCACACCATCGCAATCAGTTAGAATCAGTTTCTGCATCTTCTTCGCTGCTCTCCTCAACTGTCTCTTCTTCTTTCTTTTTGCTAATCATTTTCTCAGGAACCTCAGCCCCAACTAGATCAAGAAACTGTCTATACTTTAGGCTATACCCTTTGATAATATGATCTTCTAAATTATCAAATGTTGCGCCACTATCCTTCACACGATTCTTCAGAAGCTTGCGTGACTTGACATCCATGATGGCAGTAGAATTACTGTAGTGTTTGTTCTTCAAAGAGTTTACAAACTCTACCATCTCATGCACCTGAAACTTTCCTTTATGTTGGCCCTCATTCACCATAACGTGCGTGTGTGATATGACCACAAATGCTCCTCTCATTCTTTTTCTCCTTTTTCGTCTAATACGATTGTGATTTGTATTCCGTCGTTACAGGTTACTTCTAGCCTGTCTGTAATCTTTTTAAGCTTCTCAAGACCGTCAAATGTTTCACACTTTTCTTCTGCCTTGACAATCTCTTCCTTGTAGAGAGTAGGGTGAGGTGTTGTGAAAATTAGAAACAGAATAATCATCCACATCACTAATAATAAAAATATATTCATTCTACACCCGCTCGTATGTTGATTCAAAAATGTCCGGCTTGCAAGGATGTAATTCACCTTGCATACCAGCAATAATATAGTCGTCTTTGTCTGCTCTCATAACGCCGTCTAGTGTGCGAATATAGATTGCACCATTGAGAATTTCAATGTCACCATTTCGTCCCTTGCAGAACAGAATAATCTCCGTAGGGTTGTTACCTGTCCACCGAACAGCTTCTACCACACCCTTTTTCCTATACTTCATACACACCTCCAAGAATACTATAACATCATTTCTCGCCCCAGTCAATGGGCGTTTCATTTTTCTGACGTAAAAAATCGTTCGTCTTGCTGAATGGACGACTACCGAAGAATCCACGGTAGGCGGAGAGTGGTGATGGGTGCGCAGCCTTTAAGACACAGTGGCGGGCGCTGTCTATCATCGTCTCATACCGCTGCGCCTTCTTGCCCCATAGGATGAAGACGATGCCGTCGCGGTCGTTTAGAGTTTCAATCACCTCCTTCGTTAGCTCGTCCCACCCTAGATCAAGATGCGATCCAGATCTGCCTTCTATGACGGTAAGACAGGTGTTGAGGAGGAGGACGCCTTGTTCCGCCCAGTCAGTAAGGTCGCCGTTACTTCTAGTTACTCCGACGTCTGTTTCAAGTTCTATGAAAATGTTTTGTAGAGACTTAGGTAACGGCGACACGTTCTTTTCAACTGAGAAGGCTAATCCGTTCGCGTGTCCTTTTGTTGGATAAGGGTCTTGTCCTAAAATACAAACCTTTACATTGTTCAACGGCGTTTTATCAAAAGCGGACATAATATTACTTACCGCTGGTAAGATACTTTCACCATTATTCATGTCTTTCACGAGATGTTCGACGATATCCTTTTTATAGATATCACTCTTAAAGAATGGCAAGTCAGTCCAGTTCAAAAGATTAGTCCATTGACCATGCGCAATCTATCACTCGAAGATCATCTGGGTCAACTTCATAGTGATTATAAAACACGGTGCTATAGTCTCGAAATTTCCACCCGTTTTCTTCTGTATAGCCCTCTGATATCAAATGTTGATAAACATCATCGGGCGTGACGTATGTTCTTCCTCCAAGAGATTGAATAAACGTCATCTTGTTTTTTAGATATTTACATGCCAATTCTTCTTGGAAAATCTGACAGAGCAAAGATAGTTTTTCATCTGATGATAAACTGTCGACCTTGTCAAAAAGATCCGTTCTATCTTGAAACCCGGCTTTTTTCCAAGCTAGTTGAGTTCCGATAGCTTTCAGTTGACTGTCAGGAATAAAGCATTTCTTCTTGGTATTACTCATTTGACAGCAATTCCAACTCACATAGACATGCAGACAGATTAATCTCTGGGTCGGCAACCATTGTATGATTGACTAGTGCATTTCGAATAATGAGAATAGATTTCATCTGCTTCTCGTCACTATCGCCCCAGTATTCGAGGTGCTCGTAGAAGTGGCGATATACATCCTCATATTCTTCCATCGGCACCTGTTTGCATATCAGCTGCCTTGCTTCTTTAATTTTTCCTTCACGAAAGAGCGCAACCATTTGTAGTTTATATTCGCTGTCGCCCAATTCTTCCGTATGAGGTTTCTCTAAATGCCCTGTCTGAGAATTTTGTTGGCTAAGACCGATGCATTTTCTCATATCAGGATAAGTAGACTCTACATATAAATCAAGCGTATCGAGATCAAACTCTACACCTTCCTCAATGAGGATGTTGGCAACTCTTGCTGTGAATTCGGTACGGTCAAGCTTCTCGATATGAAAACCTTGGCACCTGCTATGAATAGCTGGGATAATCTTATGAGGATAATTGCAAGTTAGAATAAAGCGGCAACTATTGCTGAACCGTTCCATAACACCGCGTAAAGCAGCCTGAGCATTAGGACTGAGATAATCGGCCTCATCTAATAGCACATACCGAAAGTCACTAAATGCCATTAATGATGCGAAGTTGGTAATACGATTACGAACTTCTTCCACACCGTTTTCTGTCGAGCCGTTGATGAACATAATATCACCGGGATCAACACCCAATTCATTCAGTAGCACTTTGGCGAGTGTGGTCTTACCTGTTCCGGCGGCACCGCTAAATAGAAGATGCGGAATGGCACCTGATTGTAACCAACTTCCAACTTGGTTCTTTTGTTCGTCATCTCTAAAGACATAGTCTCCCATCTTTTGTGGTCTATGCTTCTCTACCCAAAGTTCTCTCATTGTGCGCTCCGCTTAAAGTTTAACATTAAATTTTGTTTCTTGGTTGATGATCATTTTGCCAAATGCATGCCATAATGGCTCGGTGTCTTCAGAAGAACAGTACCCAACATCTATATAATCTCCACAAATCTGCAAATCTATATATACTCGATTTTCTGCTTTATCAATCGGTATACTAACCGACACAGGGTATCGAGGGCGAAGGTTCTTGAGCGCTTCTATTTCTTCTTCGGTATATCGAAGTCGAACTAAAAATTCTAATTTTTGAAGATGCTTCTGAAGTTCTTCGTCCTCCTTTGCAGATAATAAGGAGATAAGTTCTTCAATTGATAGATTGTCTTCTGTGTCGTTACTCATGAAATATGGTTATAGTTACTATAACCATATATTATTGGATTTGAGGCTAAATGTCAAATCAAGAGTAACGCGCAGCAAACTCTACTGGGCATTCGTCTGCAACCATAATGAAAGGGTCTGGCCACTCAACTCCCCATAGGGTTACTTCTTCACCGTCAGAATTTAAAATTGTCATACCACGAGTCCAACGCCCGTGTTCTACCAAAACCCACTTACCCGGTGCTAGCTCATCGTCATGTACATCAGGACCAATGGCATAAATTTGTGCCCATCGAGGACGAACGCCCTCGCTCTTTCTGTTGTCGTCTGTCAGAACAATACCGCCTTTAGTGAGCCGCTCGCCCTTCTCCATATTCCAAATCAAAATCTTATTGTTTATTGCTTTCGCTTTCATCTGTGCGTGTTCCTCTAGTAAGTATGATAATAGTTCGGGATTAATTTCAGGATCTTTAAGGATCGCATGACACATTGTCGCTTCCCGTTTTTCGGGCGGTAATGATTGAAGATCTTTACATAACTGAGTAGTCTTTTCTTTAGATCTATTTTGGGTCTCTAATAGACTGACTATGTATTCTAGACTATTCATTAAAATATCGACGTGGTATATCTTGTAACCCATCCAAAACCTGTGCAATCGTCTTTTTAGGTAGCTTGGTGCTGTTATGCAACAAAACGACAATTGCTTCGTATTGCAGCCCCGATGCCATTAACCCTTCCAGCACGGCCTGCATCTTCTTCACATCATCGTGCAAGCGGACAATCGACTCATATTTTTCAAATGTGCCGTCTAGACGCTTTACGAATTCTGTCTTCGGTTCAATCATTAATCGCTCTTCTTCTTTCTTGATGAGGTTTTCTTGACCTCGATAGAACCGTCTTCCATCGTAACTTCTTCATAGCTCGTTCCATCTTCACGAGTTTTGATTTTGCCTTCAACCTTGCCAGCAGGCTCTTCTCGGTCTACAGTTGGCTTTGGACGGACCGAGCCTTTTGTTACCTGCTTGGTGGCTTTATGATAAGGCGCCACACGCTCGGAAACCGGTTGAACAATGCGACCGCCGCGGACCTTATCTCCACGAGCATTGACACCCATGTTACCAGATGCAATAGTCTTATCATTTTCCATTCGTATCTCGTCCATGTTAACGAGTTGCCCTTTGGCTGTTCTATATGTTTTTCCCATTTCTATTCTCCAATTCCTTTATCTCATCTTTTAGTAAAAGACGTTTATGCTTCATCGTATTTAGTTCATCATCAGATGCGTAGTTATTATAAGCTTCGGATATTTCTTTATCTAACTCTGCATGTTGCCTCTTTAATTCTCCCAAATACTCGACGGTATGCATAATGTTCTCCTATTTTAAAAATTCCTCAATCGGAAGTTCGTATTTTAAACTATTGATTTTATGTACGCCCAACAGATATAGCGTATACGATGCAACGCTGGACCCACGCCCAACGCCCCATATAATATCTTTCTCCCTCATATAATCGACCAGGTAGGCCAGAAACTGAAGGACTGGAATGAGCTGTCGTTCTTCGAAAAGCAACATTTCAGCCTCCACTCGTTGCCTCTCATCGTCTGTCTTGCAGCGACTAAGAACCAGGTCACGAATGTCCATCGCCTTATATCTTTCTGGGATCCGCCAATCACCAGCCCGGTCTGCATGGTAGGTCTCGGCGTCCAGGCCATCCTCGACCGGTGACCGCACCCTGGTGTCACGACCGAGCACCTTCTCCGACCATCTGTTGAATCTCGCCCTTTCATCTTCATCTACCACAACACAACCATCAAGGCGATGCCCTCGGAGACAGGCGTCAACACCCTCCGCGACCCCAATCAGAGCATTCCCATACTGATCGATTTTTACTTTTCGGGCTTCCATGTATCCATTGTAATGATGTCTGCTTCATTTGTCAAGAACGCCTTTTCAATCTCTTTCAAAGGGTCGCCTGCGACTAACTCAGCAAAATATTCATCCTTGCTATCTTCTTTTGTGAAGTCAACCGTTTCAATCGTCTCTCGTTCCCACCAGGGCTTTTTATAGGCTGCTTCTACACCCAGATATTCAATGCCAGGGAGCAATCCATCTAAATCACCGGCGACCATCCGCTTGATGTTTCCTGTATCGCTGCTCCAAAGGGTGACATTTACAATTAGCAGATTGTTTCCGACAATTGCTCGTATTTTTGAAAGAATTAATGATGCTACTAGAACATCGTCTGGCTCCCCTGGAGACTTAAAGAGGACGTTGTCTACTTCTTCTTCAAGAAGGTGAACAATGTCTGAATCATTATTAATGAGGATGGTATCATTTAATGCAATTTCCATCCATGCCTTAATCTTGCCAAAACCAAGAGCCGCAGATTCTACAGATTTTTCCGTATGCGGCTTAGGTGCCACAACAACCTCAAGATTAAATTCACATGGTGTAATATGAGTATTGATAATACGAGTAGCAGGAAATGTGTGTGGCAAAGTTACAATTGTATGAAACGGTCCAAGATCATGACTCGTCATCGGGCTTCCTTAGATTCGAGATATCTCTGACTTCCCCGATTTCAATGGCTCCGTCGGGACTCTTTTCTAAATATTCTTCATGTTTATGTTTTGCAATTCGAGTTTGGTACTCGTCTTGATATGTCTCATACTGAAGCATTGCGCTTTCGTACATGGTTGTCTGCCCTACACCTAGAGCGTAGGCAGCAACTTCGTGACATCTATTCATTTTTTTCAACAGGTCTTCGTCCGTCAATGACGAAGCATTGATAAAAGGATGATCCATATATATGTGTCCTATGTGTAAAGCAGGGGGTCCGAAGACCCCCGCTCATTAACGCTCTTGTTGATTGTCGTCGTTGCCAGGAAGCCCACCGCCGTTTCCGCCGGTGCTATCCTTTTTGGCCGTTACCTTCTTATACATAAAGTAAACGATGCCTAGAGCAACAATAATTCCTAATACTGCTTGAATTTCCATAGTATTCCTCCATTGTTGTTAGTTATTTATCAGAGTTTGTAATCTGTGCCCCATCGTTGTTTTAGCTTTTTCAGATTTTCTTCTTGTTCCATCAGGTCCATATATGTACCAGAATCGATCGTGTAGGTGCCAACTTCCGGAGTTGTAGAAGGTCCTGTCGTAGTCCACTGTGGGCCCGTTTGCCTTTGATATTTATCAAAGGTGCCAAGAGTGCTGATAATCTCTTCTAAGAGGTTAATTCGTCTGTGAAGAGCCTCTTGACTTGCTGCTGCTTTTGCTGTTTTTCTAAAAGGCCCATCACAACAATCATCTGATGTCTCAGTCATCGAGACCACAAAGAGAAATTTCTTTAATGCTTTCTTTATTCTAGGATCGTCCGACATTAGAGCACGATCCAATGTATCTATTAGCTGTTCATATAGCTCTTCTTCTTCCATTATTAATATTCCTCGGTCAAGTCTTCGTCATCATCTATATCTTCGTTGTGAATATCATACCTATCACAAATATTCTTCACTTCGTCAGCCAGTTCGAGATCACCTTTATAAGTACCAGTGACATAGAACATTGGAGCAAGCCCTGCATCAACATCGTCCGGGTCCATTGCTGGAACAAAAGAAAGAAGAAATCGGATGTCTTTCTGAATCTGTTTTGGTAAACTGTCTTTCATATCATTGCCTTAATGATTATTAATACTAAGTTTAACGCATTATGGTCGAGATGTCAAGAAGTTCTTCGGCTTCATCAAATAGGTAACGATAGAACATTGAACCGGACAGCGATTCTCGAATCGAGCGGCGCAGTAAGAGTAACTTTGTACCATCTTCTTGAAAAGCTGCCACCATAATTTCTCCAGGTTCTAAATAGTGTCTGATGTCATCACCTTTGAGCGAAAAAGATTTTTCTACACCGTATATAATTGCTTGAGTAAAAAATTCCTTCTCAAAAGTACCGGAAAGAACAGGACTAGGAAAAATATATTCTAAAAGACTTAACGCACGAACAATTTTAAATGTTTTTAATGGAATCGGTTGTCCTAGCTCCACGCAAAAGACAATTTTCGACATATCCATCGAACTATACGAGCCCGTCCGAATCTAGCCAGCGAACGAATTCCGTCCTACCTGCTTCGGTTAGCGACAAACGAACAACTTCTCCAGATTTGATTTCTAATATCTCGTCAATAACAAACATGCGAAAATTCTTTTTCGGTCGAAGAAAGAACATTTTTTCTTTATGTCCTAGATAGGTAAATAAACCTACTTCTACAAGCTCACGAAGAGTATAGTGATCGTCGTAAATACTTTCATCAGAATATTGACTGCCCGATCTCTCCGAAACAACTGGAAGAGGTACATCAGTGCGTAACAAATAATGTAATTCCTCAATTCGTTCTTGATTCATAACGTACCCCTTGTTGGTCTTCTATTTATTTAGTACGAAAGACAGATTTTACTGTATTTGCTTTGCGATTTCTTTCTGTGTTGCTCGACGCTGTTTATTGAGGAAAATTCGAGTCTCTCGATTTATACTTTCTCGCATATACCAACCAGCATCGATTGATTGAGAGACAGTTCCGCCAAAGATTGCAGCTCCTACTACCGTGCCGATTGCATTAGGAATGGAAGAAACGATATCTGAGCCCGTGTCTCCCACATGCTGCGCCCCATGTCTAGCATCATTTGAAACGGTAGCGCAACCGGACATTGCGATGATCGCTATTAATAACAGTTTATTTCTCATCATATAACCATAGCGTGACATTGATGTTTGCATCGGAGAAGCTGTTTTTCATCATGTTTATAATCGTGTCTCGATTGCCGCCACCGAGTCCGCCGCCAACGAGCGGCATATGAAGATCGGCACAAGATACGATGCCTGATTGTGCTATCGCGGCGCTCTCGTTGAACACCTTCTGAAGTGCGTTGTAGTCCACATAGATATTATCGTCTCTGCCAAATAGGTGTTGCGTGATCCCGTTCAATATGACCAGATTATCAGTTACTGGTGCTACTACCACTTCGCCAAGATTCAAACCGTGTCGATTGTGCTGGTTGCGGTAGATGGCATACGCCTCTGGGTATTGCATGGCGATAATACGAGCAACGCCGCTACCCATGACACCTTGCGCATTACAGCCATGTAGAATATATCCTTCCTTTGCTGTGAACAGATCGCCATTCTGTATTTGAAAACTCACGAGTCAAACACCATTCTAAAGTTAAAACATGTTGGGCACATGTACATCAGTGTCGCTCTTTGATGCATTGGTGTTCCAGATTCCCAGGCTTCCATGACACTACCGCATACATTACAAGGCCCGCCCATTTCCTCAATTCGACGTTCGTGTTCTTTTTGCTTCCTTTTTTCTTCAAAATCTATAATATTACTCATAATTACTATTTACCGTATTACGAAACGCCTTTTGGATCTTCATATAGATCTTTGTTCGGATAAAAGGGTATTGGGTCTTTTTTAAAAATACATACTGTGAACTTTTGAAAACTATCGAAGATTCTAACACGGCCTCCTAGTGGAAACTTTAAGCTAAATTTAAAAGCATCCTTTGGGTCTCGGTAACCGAGATAGAAACAATTATATGCAAAAGAACCTACAGCAGTGGATACCATGTAATGTCTTATTAAAGCTTGCCAATCATATCTAAGATGCGAGTCTTGCGCAATGCCGTAGTGGTCGGCTATTGTTTCGGTAAGCTCTATGCTGTTGTTGATATGATATAGATAAAAACCATCTTGGGCATAGATCGTTGTATCTAGATAGACTTTGGCGGGCCTATAAGACAAGATCGGCAATCGCCTATTGCTATAGTCCATCACACCTTTTCCCTAAGGGCTAGTTTAAAATATTCTTTTTTCATTCTGTTGTCAGATATATTGTCTGTAATATAGAAGGTTATAACTGCGCCGCCCTGCTTGAGCATGTTCTTTTTAGACTTAGGGCTCATCTTAAAATCTCTATACATGAGGATAAAAAAAGAAGACGTTGAAAAAACGCGCGGCATAATACGCGACCCGGCAGGTTTCTCGAGGATTGCTTGGCGATAATATCTTACTTTTTTTCTGGCGTTTTTTTCGACGGCCCAACTGTCATTCCCAAAAAGTGTATCCATCCTTGCACAGAACCTCTGAAAGGTTTTTTCATTCACGAAGCATAGATCTACCGATTTGGAAAATTTCTTTGGTGAATCTTCTTTATGAACCGGAATATGAACAACCGTGTTACAATGCTTCTCAAGCTCACTAACGATGTCAACTCCTAGATCTGAAAATCGAAGCCGGCGGCGAAACTCCTTGCTATATGCAAGCTTGATAGAAAATTGAATAGACTGATCGCATCCGTTTTTTGCCGTTACCGTGTTGTAATCTTGCAATCCTTTAATAGATTGAATGATTGGCGGGCCAGTCTTTCTGCCCGCCCATTTCTTAACGTACCTAGGACTCATGGTTCCAAGGAACTGGTTCAATGCGCGGAGTTCTGCCAGATTCCCATTAAAAGTAAAAACTAAACTACTGCGATTGAGTAATTGATCCCTGTCCATTTTAGATTCGTAGCCCCATACCTTTCATTGCCAATAGGACTTCTGCGTTACCTTTTGCATCATTTACTGGGTGATGATCATGTTTTGTCTTACGAAGATGCTTGAAACTCGAATACATGTCTTTTTGCATGCCTTTCCAAATATCGTTGATATTTCTGCTGCTCCAACCGAACGGGTTTTTGCCAAGATACCGATGAAAATAATAGTTGATAAAACTCCAATCATAGCCGTTATTATCGGAGAAGAATATCAATCGACCTTTTCGATTCTCTTCTAACCAGTCTGCGAATCTCTGCATGGTCACCGCAGGGTCATCGAAGGCAAGGTGCTCTTCTCGACTAAACCCACTAACTGCCAATGCCTGCGGTACCCATTCTGTACTAATTGGTGCGGTCGTACCATAGAAGGTGCGCACAATTGGGTCTTCCACAATGACCGCACCAAAACATACCATACTATATAGCCCGGGGACTTGCCCATCGCTTTCAACATCTACTACTATACCAGTCATATTTCTTTACCTTTTAATTGTTCCTTTTAATTGTTGTATAAAAAGAACTCTTTGTCTTTGTCTACGAACAGGGATTGCTATTATTCCAACAACGATGGCAAGGGTTGCTACTAGTGGCCACAGGAGCAAGAAAAGTGCCGGAATAAACATGCCAAATGGTATTACCACTATAACTTCAAGAACATGGGGTTTGGCTATTGCACTAAAAAATCCATCTGAGTCAGAAATTGAATCTAGTATTTTGCCTGTCTCAATATAGGTTTTGATTATATTCCTAATTGCCAATATACCATAAAAAAAGCCGAATATAGCACTGGCAATGATTATCGGACCAACCCAAAAATCTACCACAGATGTATATATTTCATTCATCAGTTCCATTACTTCTTCCTTCCGGCATCTTGGGCCTGGTCAATTGAACCTACATATTGAACTGCGCCCTTATTGTAAGCAGGCGCAAGGCATTTGCCTTTGCGAATAATCTCCGATGCTACATCTGGTGCTTCTTTACCTGATAACGCAACCTCCATCATGCTTGATCTGGCTGTTGCATCTTTTCCGCTGCCCGTATCCAATGATGGGATATCTCGGGTCCGGTCCATCTTTGTGCGCCATGTATAGTCAGGTAATTTATTTGTTGTCGAAGAGGTCGTTCTCTTTGGTGTCGCCAAGGTGTCAACAGGCGGCAGGCCTTGACTAGCCCTTTGACGATTATACTCCCTCAATCTCGCCTGTTGAACCTTTGTCATCTTTTTCTTACGTCGAATCGACGGCGTCGAATTTAGATATATCGTTGTCATGCTCTAATTCTACACTCTTATTGCTGCTGTTGTCAACAGAAGAAGTTCTGAGTCCAATCTCAAAATCCTTAAACGCCTTCATGTTACGACCCTTTTTCAATTTAGTCTTAAAGATGCCTTTCCACAGCCAAGGGCCAGTATCAACCGGAAAATAGATTCGTTCGGGAGGGCGTATGCTAGTAATAATTCGTGCCCATGTTGGCGGATCTATTGGCGATTCATCCATCATGCTGAGAGTTTGTTTCTGCATTATCCATGGAAAACGAACTATTAGAGCTCGAAGATGCGACTGATTTCTGACTTTTGAGCAATCGAGAAGACGTATGAATCGGCGAGCAACGAGAGAACTGCGCTTAACTCTAAACGAAGCAAGTTTATTACTTATCACAAGCGGATATCTATGAAGCAAAATAGCAAGATTATTATCATCGATCATATCAAGAAATATGTCGAACATTTCTTTCTTGTGAATATCTTCAAGGACACCCTTGTTATCGATTGGTGTGGTCTTATTAGGTTCGTATGAGTTCTTGAAAAATTCTTTATTGTGAGTAATAAGATAGGCTCTAGCTCTAGACGATAGTTGATCGACATTAAGATATTTTCGAATGCCGGGAATGTTCTTCCAAAGGAAGACCGTATCGTTATCGTGAAGAACTTTCCCCGGGCTCGCTTTTATCGCCTCCATCACTAAGCGTTTGGTTTCTTTCGAACCAAGCAAAGCTGCGAGGACCTCGCCGCCACGCTCTGAATCCCAGTCTTTCCAAGCTTTCGTAGCTATAAACCAACCTGGCATCAGATCACCTCGCCAATGCCGATGCGTTCATGCGCCGCATGAGCTCAAATTCCCATTCGCTGAAGGTTTCAATCTCAGGAGGAACGATTCCGGGCGGTGTCATCTGAACTCGGTGGACGCCCATCATCGGGTCGTGCCTGACAACGGAGTCACGAACCGAAGAGGACGAACGAATAACCCCAGCCGCCTCGTAGATACGAGCAGGAAGAACAATCGCTACGCTCGTCGTGATGCTCGCCAGGAAGTCCTCGTCCTCAACGAACGGTGCCCAAGGATACGGATTCTCATCCGAGTCCAGGAATTGGACCAGGTCGAGAACATCCGCCACCTGACCACCATTGAGGCAGACCATCGTCTTGTGGTTTCTAGCCCAGTCGCGCACCATCTCGCCGGGCAAGGTGCCAAGGTTATGCTTCGTACAGAGCTCAATCGCTGCGTGGCCAGCCTGAATGCCCTGTTGAATGGGCGACAGCTGGAAGATTGTGAAGGTGTAGCACCTCAGTTCACTCTTCTTCATCATCTCTCCTAAAATTCCATTGCGTAAGCGAATGCGTAGGCCTTCAATAGCTCTTCGTCACTCATGTTTTTCAGATTTTCGTAATCGCCCAACTCTGCGACGAACTCTCGAAACTCTGGGTAGGATCGCAGTTTCGATTCGCTCGCAGTTTCGATGACCTTCTTCAGTTCATCTATGACCAATTCGCGCATCATCGCTCTCCAAAATCTCCACATCGTCTAGGCAAACCCAGACCTTCGTAATACCTTCTTCGTATGCGACGCCTAGCTGGTCAAAATCACCACCCAAGCGCCGTACCGTGCCACGGCGAACCTTCCCATCATCGAGACGGAACTCCACCTCGTCGCCGTGTCGGTAGTCCACCGTTTAGCTCTTGCTAACGCTCGTGTTATTGAACAGCAGAGCACAGAGCATGTAGAGTCCCCAGGACTGCCAAAAAGTCAGCGCCGAGAGCGCGAACACATCTACCATCACCCAGTTCCACAGTAGCATCACCAGGAATGCGAATGGGACCGAAAGTAATAGAATAACACCAAAAATCAAAACAATCGCAGCCAAAATCTGCATCACACCGTCTCCTTTGCGGCAGCATGCCGCTTCTGAATCTCACGAATCTTGCTCCAAGACAAACCCTGCTTCCAGAGGAAGTGCTCCATATCGGGCTCATCCTCCGCATCCATCAACCACCGAAGGGCGGTCACCCAGCTCACGCGGTGCTCGACCATCAGGTTGCGAAGCGTGGCGCGGAACTTGTCCAGGCTGATCTGTTCGACCATCAACCGTTCGGTCTCGGCCTCTTCCATCTCGTTGATGAGACCTTGCCAAATGACCTGCTTCATCTCAGGAGACGAGGCGCTCCATGATTGCCAAAAACCTTCCCGCGGACGGAACCCACGCGCATCCTTGTGAAGGTCGCTAATGAGTTCGTCGGAGTATGTGTATTTGCTCATTGGGTTATCCTTTGCTCTCAGTATGTATATTATACGATAATGATGAAAAGAAGTCAAGATCTAAATTACCTTGAAAATCAAGAACTTATGTTACTTATACCAGATAGCGAGACTGTAGCGGTCATCATTTCCTTTGATTACGCCGTGCATAACATGGTGAGGAACGTGATTTGGCACACCTACCTTCTCATTCGTGTTTTCGTCGTTGATGATGAAGCGAGGGTCGCCTTCGTTGAGACGCACGATAATGGTCTCAACGCCTTCGTAGACCGTGTCGATGTGAGAGTCCATCTGGTCTTCCGCCTTCATGAAATGCACCCGAGCCTTTTCGATGAGACGATGCGGCGGCATGATTGATTGAACAAGCGCGTTGAACCTTAGGTCTTGATCTATCTCATCGCAGATCCAGACTCGATTGTTGCTGTGATTGTGTGCCACTCGCCAATGTAGCGTCTCGGCGGTCTCTATGATATAGGCACACTCGTTGGGAGACAATCTCATGATGTCTAAGGGAGAATCTCGATATCCTCGATGCATATCCAGACCTTAGTGGGTCCTTCTTCATACGAAATGCCCGTTTGCTCCGAACCATGATACAAAGGCTCAGTGAGACCGGTTCTTATCTTGTCACTACCGCGCTCACGGAACCGCACCATCGTCCAACCGCTTGCGCCCGCCGCGACCTCGTCGAGATCCTCGGGGTCGAACTTGCGGATCCAGTCCTCGTCAATCAGCAGCTTCATTCTTCGATGCCTTTGTTGCGGAACCGGTTGCGATCATACTTCTTACGATCAGGCACGACACGCGGCTTGAGATCGCCATTTTGCCGCAGGGCCTTCGCGATTGGGTTGCGCTTCATCTTGCGCAGAAAACCAATATCTTCGTCTTTCATTACTCTGCCACCATTCCGGCACCCCAACCTCGACGGCAAGCACGACCAATCGTCTTGTCACGGGCAGGGGAAGTCTCCGCCTCTGCCGCCCGCTTCTCCATGCGGCGAATGCGACGACGGTCCATCTGAAAATTCTTACGCTTGCTCACTTCTTACTCCGTAGGATTCCAAATCCACAACATGCGCTTCTTGCTCGCTTTCAGTTCAGTCCATCCTGTAGGAATAGGACCTGTTCGACCAGCGCGCCGAGCTTCTGAGGTTGACGGGAACACGCCCATCTCCTTCATGAGATTCGGTATGTCCTGCATCTCAGTGAAATGCACCTCTTCGACCTCACCGTCGAGCCCACCGAAATGTAGCTCAATATCACGGTCAGTCCAGGAAGAGGACTTCACTATCACATTATTTATCTGCTTCCCCATTATGTATATGATACAATCAAGATGGAGAAAAGTCAAGATCTAAATATAACTGATAATCAACAACTTACATCACATATGAAGGTTCGGCTATTTTTCCCGAGGCACTAAGCCAATATCTCTCTACCATCGAGACACCGTAGGTTTCACTTACATAATGGGTGAGACTTCGATTGACGGCAAATGGTGTTAGTGACCGACCTTGTAACTTATATTTGAACACAGACTTATCCTCAATTGTGATAGAAATGAGTTCGGTATTTTTAACTTGTTGCTTGTCAATAATCTTTTCCGGTGTATATGTACCAAAGGTGATGCCGGGAAAGTTTGGCTCGACTTTCTCCTTCAAAAACTCGAGCCATTCGTCGGCCATATAACCTGTTCTATATGTCGCCATCTGCTCTATTCTCCGAACGGTTGATGCTGAACTTGCCGCATTTATCTGCTTTTTCTTGACTCTTAGTGATTAATAATCACTAAGAGTAATCTTATGTATATTATAAGCATACGTCTTAAGACTACTTATGACATGCCAATTGGTCGTTGAAATGCCCTTAAGCTTGTACTTAAACACAGTCTTATCATCGATAATAATAAGGACACGGGCGGCATATCTTTTCACCGGGGTGTCAGGTCCTGGTTTATAAGTTTCAAACCGAATGCCAGGAAACTTCGGCTCCACCTTCTCTTTCAAAAATTCTAGACACTCTTCTGCAAGAAAGTTGGTCATGATTTCCATTAGATTCTATGTCCTATTCTTCCTCGAACAAAATTCTTTAGCGATGTTTCGAGAACACCCCGTTTCAGAATATCTATACCCTGGAGGCGCGCCAGAAATTCTTTTTTAGGATCTAGGCATTCAAGGCAAATGAGAACATACGGGACCATCTCATCAGAATTTGCGAATCGTTTTTCATAGTACGTGGAGAAGGTTATTCCTTCCAATAATGGCTCAACCTCTTCCGTTAAAGTATCTAGCCAAAAGCCAGGTATGCGTGATTGAATCTTATACGTCTCCGACATCGCGAATCTCCGAGCGGTTGATGCTGAACTTGCCGCCAGGGTAACGACTCTCTAGCTTGCTGATGTTCTTCTCAATCACATCAATAGGATCGACACCGAGCGCGATACAGCCCTGCATCCAGTACCAGAGAACATCTCCTAGCTCACTCTTCAGATGGTCTGTGTTTGCTTCGTCATATGGTTTGCCGTGAAACATGATCTTTTTCACTAGCCCGGCGAATTCTCCTGCCTCGTCGGCCATGCCAATCGCCGCGGTGAGCAACCTCGAAACATCGCAGTCATCGCCTTGTAGCTGTCGAATACGGCATAGCCATGTTTCGGTATATTTGCTGTCGTCGGAAGTAACCCCGTCTACAAACTTGCGATATTGATCTAATTCATTCTTCATCTGTGTCTCCTGTTTGTTCACTACCAAATTCTTTTTGTAGAAGTTCTTTGATTTCGTCGAGAGCATCTACGCCGTGTATCTCTTTCAGATCACGAATATGCGCTTCGTCGATTGTAACATCAACCTTCTCTTGCCACTTCATGTGTCGTTTTTCAGTCATCCATTCTCTCCTATATCTACGGTTCTGACACGCACGCCAGCCTCTTTCAGCATCTCCCTGCTGATTTCGCTAACGTGGTAGTGTGTGCCTGCGCCGTGACCGCCGAATGGGATATTGGGCCCGACAATCTCGACAATGCCAGCCTGTATAAGAGCACGAGTACAATCCGAGCAAGGAATAGGCTCCCAGTTCAAGTAGGCAATTCCGCCTTCCAAACGAATGCCTTTGCGGGCCGCATTAAAGACGGCGTTTCGTTCGGCATGTTCCACCCACTGATATTTTTCTGGTCGCTTGTGCCAGCGGTCGGGGTCAATGTCATCGGTTAATTTCTTTCCCGTGGCGTTGCATACTAGACAGTCACGATATTCTTCACGAGGCGTGGTTGGGACGATGTCACATCCAAGAGACCGCTTTCGACCGACGCCGTGACACCAGTTACACGTTTCAAATGTTGTCTCTCGAACGCCGCGAGGGAAACCGTTGTAACCCATACTTAAAACGGTGTGGTCCGGGGATACGATCACACAACCTACCTTTGTGCTGTCATCTTTAGATTTTGAAGCCACGAGCGTGGACATCTGGATAAAATAATTATCCCAGTTTTGCATACCAATCTCCTATTCTGTGTCTGTTTTGTTTTCGTTCAGCTCTTCTTCGATCAAATAATCTTCCATTGCTCGACCACACTTTCTTGAAAAGAAGCATAGTGAAGCGTTGAATAAAAGTAACAACCCAGCCAATAGTATGTATGCACACTTCTCCATCTCGATTGCGATAATCGTTAGAACAGTTATATATTCTATAATCGTCACAATCGAAAAGAAGCCAATGCCTAATATGTTGCACTGGTTTTCTCGACTTTTGAACACGGTGTCTCCTTGAGTCGGCTGAGGAAGAATTCCAACTCTTTTCTTCTGTGTCCTAGTATCCTTCCCACGGTATTTATTAAATAATCAATAAAAAAATACAAACTTTTAATATGGTCCGGTGTTAGACTATGCGTAGCCTTCATTATTTCTGTTCCATTTCCTTGCGAGTGGTGATAATCTTGTCGGCGAGTCCAAGGTCAACTGCTTCTTTGGCAGAAAGGAAAGTATCGTGTCGCATCAGATCTAGTAGTTCGTCGTAGGTCTTTCCCTTGCTGTTATGCTTCTCATACAATCTCGTCAATCTCTCATTTACTCTCTTTCCTTCTTCCATGTGCCGACGATTATCTTCGAACTCTAACTCCGTGACATACATGCTGCCGCGAGTGGGAGGGATACCGTGACTGATACGATGAATCATTGTGCGAGATTCAGCGAGGACATAACGATGTCCTGGCTCACCCGCTTGGGCGATAAAGGAGCCCATGCTTGCGGCTTGCCCCATCGCCATCGTATGGACTGGACAAGAGATGAACTGCATCGTGTCGTATACTGCCAACCCTGCTTCTACATGACCGCCTGGGCTGTGAACATAGAGACTGATTGGCTTTTCTGGATTTTCAGATTCTAGATAAAGAAGCTGCCCGCACACAACATCAGCCATCTCGCTTGTCACTTCGCCCCGAAAGAACACTACTCTCTCTTTTAGCAATCTACTAAAGAGATCATAAGACCGCTCGCCATTTGAGGACTTTTCGACAACCATCGGGATTAGGTAGTTCTGCATTCTTATCTCCTTTATTGATAAATACTATTATGAAAATGCGTGATATTATTACTGAATCTGTTGATATGAGCTTCTGGCGAGAACTGGACGCAAAGTTCAATCCAGATGCTTTGAAATATATCAACAAGGAAGAAGAGCGCCAAAAAAAGATGCAGGAAGTTCCTGGCACCCCTGTCTATACGGACGCTACCAAAGAAAAGCCTTCCTTTAACACCAAACCGAGCAAGGATGATATTAAAAGTTCTGGCTATAGGGGTCTTGTTGATACTCATGTTAAATCCGGTCATATAAGTAGAAAGAAAGGCCGAAAACTAGCTGGCGCCCGCTCTCCTATTGATCCTCAAAAATCTTTTCTACCGCATAGATAACCGAAGCTGAAAAGTCTCGGTCAAACTCGGGCAGATCTTCCTGTAAGCTATTCATATTCTCTAATGCCCATTGCCAATAGCTTAAAGGCACGTCTTGCATTTTCTGTCCCTTGTGCTTACCGAAAGGCATTGTATGAATGATAATTGGCTCTTCTAACCAACCAATAATCTGTTCACCAATATTCTCGTCGGCCTTGACATGCCATTGTTCGATTGCATATTTTACAAGGTGTTCGAACAGAATGCTTGTTACATAAGCATCTTGATCGGCGCGATGAGCAATAACATCGTCATCAATCGGCAAATCTAGTGCATAACGCAGATAGCTGAGATTATATGCTTTGATGTTCGGATCGCTCTCGTAAAGCTTCTTCGCCATTCGCATCGTGCAGATAATGGGTGAATGATTTACACGGTGCTCCTTCAAAACCCTTTCGTCATAGAAAGCGTTATGAGCAACCAGAAACGGTTTTTCATTCAATAGCCGCTCGATAGTTTCAAAATCATCTTCAAAGGATGGTTTATTCGACACCATACGATTAGAGATGTAGGTGACTGCAGAAACCTCCGGCGGAATAGGTTGCGGAGGTCGATAGAGTTGATTGTATGAGACTTCCCATTTATTGTCGTAATCGCAGGTAGCAAACTGAATCATTTGCGCGTCGCGAAAATCTAACGAAGTAGTTTCGGTATCGAATACTCGAAAGTCTTTTAAGGTCTGTGTAAGTTGTTCCATGTCATAAGTTTATGACATTCTACAAAAGAAAGCAAATCAAGATGAACTAGTATTGTCCACTAGTTTTGAACCAGCCTTCTCCTTTTAGAACAAAGTTGCCCGATGTTATTAGTCTTACAAGGTCATCCTTGCTACACGCTGGGCATGTTATAAGAGGTTGCTCGGAAATTTTCTGATATTGATCGAAGCGATGATTACAGTGATTACACTTATATGTATAGCTAATCATTGTGTCTCCTTATTTACCAACACCTACATATAAATCTTTGCCTTTCTTCTTTAGTCCCTTTGGAAGGTTATTTTCTGACACTAGGACGATGCGACGACCACCTTCGCCGCGAGCGTAAAAGATATTTGGGAATCCATACTGATCTACAGAACTGAAGTCTAAGACCTGTGATGCTCTGCGTCTACGAATGCGCAACCACAGGCTCCCTATATGATCTATAAAATCTGAGACCTTTATAAATTCGCCGCTGACTGTAATCGTATCTGTTCTGCCGCCGACGGCTTCCACTTCTACTTCCATAGGACCGACATACATGTAATCAATAGGCCCGCCCATCTTCTTTGTTCCTCGAAGAATCTGATCTAAATACTTATCTGGTACCTTGACAAAAACCTCAATGGCCTTGGATGGTGGGAACTTCTTGCCTTCTTGGTCTCCGAAGTTATCCTTATAAAACTTATAGGCTCGCTTAATGGCATTGCCTACAATATTAGGATCAATATTGAACAACCCGGCAATGCCGCCGCCAGCGATGGACGGTGCGCTTTCGCCTTTAGCACTTATAAGGTGAGTTTTACCACCTTTGGTATGTATAGCAAGATCGGCGTATGGTTCTTTACCTATCTCACTTACGCCTTCTACTTTGTTTGCTGAGATAATATTACGAAGATTTGCCTTACTGGTTTTAATGGTAACGGGTTGATGATTATTTTCAGCAACGGCATTGTTGATGGCATCAACTAGTCCTGCTTCTTGTCTCTCGCTTTCGGCTTTTCCGCCGCGCCTACCAAACTCTTTCGTTTTCTGTAGCTGTGTGAGTTTTATAGAATCTCCATCAACGGTTGGTAAGATGACGCTTTTTCGTTCGTTGCGGAATTTATCTAAGACCGTACGCGGTTCACCGCCAGCTAACTTACGAAGAAATGCTCGATGTTCTTTTGGGTCTTCATAGCCTATAATGACTGTTTCTGATTCTGTGCCTTCCGGTGCTCGAGGATCTGGCACCAACTCAAACGGTTCTTGATTTTTGACTTTCTGAACGAATACTGACCAGTTGTCGCGTTTTGCTAACTGTTCAGGACTAAGAGCAACCTCTATTAGAAACTCTTGTAATCTCATTCTTAGTAGTCCTCAAGATCAATATTAATGCCAAGCTCGTCAAAATCGAAGCTATCATCTTCATAGTCTTCGATATCTTCGATGTCTACCATCTTGTCTTCATCGTCATCGTCGCTTTCAAAAATCTCGCCTTCCCCGTGACATTCTTCGCAACCCTCTCCCTCGCAAGATGGGCAGATGTTGCCAGCCGGTTCTTTCTCGTCATCGTCATCATCTAATCCCAGTCCGAAGCCGCCAAGAGGGTCGGTCTTTCGTAGATAATCTTCGTAGGCGCCTTCTCCTAGTAGCTCTTTGGTAACGTCATTGAGGGAGATGCTTTCCATTGGAATGCTGTCATACTCATCTACCAAATCATCCTCATCTTCGCGCATACGATCCATCTCTATCTCAGCGTCCCATTCATTATCGAATGGTTCGGATACTTGATCATAATCTCTATTCAACCAATGAATGATGTCCTCACGGGACAGGTAGCTCATATATCGCTTACCGCCCATGCCGTATAGCTCGTCACCCATAACGGTAGATTCGTGCCAGTAGCTGCCGTCCTTCTCTAGACCAATGACAGCATATTCGTTGCCATTACCGATCGCTACGAAGAACTGCTCGGGAGCATCGTCATCGGCTTCTGTAAGACCTTCTTCGTGCAAATCAAAAATCTCTGCCCAACTGGTTTCGCCGGCGTCAATAACGGATTCGAGTTCTTGCGCTAATGCTGCTGGATTGTGGGTATCAAATACAACGACAAGGTCACCGTCTTGAGATTCGAAACCAACATCTGTTCCACGAAAGCCGCCCTGGTTGAGATGACTACTAACAATTTCTCTCTCCTCGGGACTAATTACGGCTTTGAGGACTCGCGATTCAACATTCTCTCCGATTGGCTCGCCCTTCATGAGCTTCTTATGTTGTTCAGCAACATCTTTGCCCGGCTTAATGCCGTAGCGTCGTTTTAGCTCCTGCTTGATTAACCTCATTTGCAAACCACGCGCACTACCACGGGCGCCTTCTGGTTCGCCAGCGCCCTTGGCTAGGTTCTGAAGCTCTTGGTCGCTCATGTTTCTAACTCTTTTCTTCATCCCCTCAGGACCACCTGGACTCGAATCTTTATTCCAAGTCATAGCTTTATGAAACTTCTTTGCTACTTTGTCACCAAAATCTTCCGAGACCTGCTGTGCTTCGCCCTGAGAGTAAAGATTCTTATATGTTAGTGGATCGTGCTGCTTTAGCCAATCGATAACATAAGGGCGTGCATCGAGATTAGGGTTCTCGTCTTCAAGTTTTTCGAGCATATCAAAAAGATCATCATCACCATAAATGTGATAAATGTTATCTTTCATGTCCGCAGGACTAAGCTTTTCACCTCGTCCGAATAACAGACTGGCGAGTGCCTTGTAATCGCTTTCTTGCTCTGGTAGTGCCCAGGTTCCTTCAGTGATCTGAATGAACTTCTTCATTTCATGTAGTGTTTCTTTCGACATCTGTAACTCCTACTGACAGTATATTATCAGTATTTATCAAATGCCTAACTAATGAACGGTTTTAGGTATATGGTACTTGATTGTAAGGTAGGAGGTATCGCCATCCATTGCTTTTTCGATCAGCATTTGAAGACGTTGCTGGGTCTGCTCCGGAGAACCACTTGTCCATTCGGTCAAGTCAGCAGCCACTAAATAATGCGCCTCATCTTCGAAGGCCTCCATCAGTTCATCTTTTGTAAAGGTTTCGTCGGGCTCGGTGACTAAAGCACCGCAGAAGTCATCGTTGTGATCATAAGCGAAAATAATACCTTGTTCTCTAAACGAGTACTCGTTGCTTCCTCTCATTCTTCCTCCCCTTGGGCTTTTTAGTGGCTTTTTGATAGGCCTTTTGATGGCATTCCTTGCAGTAAGCGCGGCCCTCTACCACAGGTTTGCCACATTCAGGCGCCGTATTCGACCCTGGCGGATCTTTCCACTCGCAGGCACGAGCACGCCACAGTCCGAAAATTGCGTCGAAATCATTCATCTAGTTGACCTTCTTCATTGGGAGTGAGCACATATTATACTATCTTTTGTAGCCTGTGTCAAGCTCTTCTGACGGATCTGGTAAAATTTCTACGATAACGATGCTGTTACCCTCGGCATCCGCCTTGATTATAGCTTCAGACAGCTCAAATTTATCTTTTGTTGATGCATACCAGGTTATTTCATATGGACTTTGAATAAATCCTTGGAATCCTCTTAGAAGAACTTCTATATGCTTGGATAAATTGCTGTAATCTGTACCAACAAATTCACCAATAAGTGATTGAAGATCTGCATAATCAATAATTCTTACCTGTGTTGTTTCTTTGGTTTGTCGATTTAGGACGGTATACTTGGTACCAATCTCTTTTAAATTAATTTTATTCATCTTAATATTTATCGTAAAAAGACACCGTGTACCCATTCTCAACTACATAATCGACGCCAAAAAACTCAGGACACAATGCTAGGTCGGTTGCCCAATCTTCAGGACCTTTCTCCCAAATGATTTGGGCGTCTGCTTTGCTGAATCCGTCTCTTACGATGCGTTTTTTATTCTTGATCACAATGTTTTTTTGATACCCTTTCTGTTTGGCAACCTCTTCTAGTTCAACAAATAATCTCTTGGCTGCGTGGTATGATGGTGAGAGAGAATATCTCTCTGAATGATTTTTAAAGCACATGGCGACACTCCTGGCGTTAAGGTGAATTTTAGCATTTACCTAGGCTAGGAGTATGTGTATGAGTTGTTATTATAAGGTAAATGCGTCTACAACAATATTTACCGTTTTTGACAGAAAATTAGGTATCTTCTTCAATTATTAGTCGAAGCGGAAAACCTTCAGCACGAGCAGTTCTAATACATGTATTCATCTTCTCTTCAGCAATCTCGAATTGGTAGATACCAACCACGGCGCTGCCATCTGCATGAATCTTTAGCATAGTTTCAAATGCTTGGTCGTGATCCATATGAAAGACTAGGACTAATAGACCCACAACGAAGTCCATCGTTGTCTTATCATCATTTAACATTATCACACGCCAAAGATTTGGCTCGGTTACTTCAACGTCTTCTAATTCTTCTACCGCAACGTCGCTATCTGGGGAGATGTCTTTCATCTCATTCATAATGTTTTCTAATTCTGCTTCATTCATGGTCGCTCCGAAAATGCTAGAGTGTGCTAACATTGTAGCACACCCTAGCACCTCTGTCAAAGAATCACGAAGATTTAATTTCGATCTTTCTTGGCAGATTCTCTTCTGGAACATAATGTTCTAGTGAGACAACCAAAAGACCATCTCGAAACTTCGCATCCTTCACCTCCCAGTGTTCTGGCAGATAGAAAGACTTTGAAAAGCTTCGTGTAGAGATACCTCGATAGGTATATGTCTTCTCGTCTTCTTCAGTCTTGTCTGACATCTCTGCGGAAATGGTCAAATGACTTCCTTCTACAGTAATATCAATATCGTCAGGACTAAAGCCGGCAACGGCGAGCTCAATATCTGAGGAAGTCTCAGATCGCTTCACAATATTATGTGGTGGATAGTTAGTCGTTGCGCGAGAATATCCATCAAAGACTCGATCAAAGTCCACAAAGTGACGATCGATCCATTCGGCTAGATTGGATGTGGTTATCTTAGGTAGGTTAGTCATAATAGTTACTCCTTATTAAGCAAGTAAAGTGGGCACCATGCCCAATGTAGAGGGAGACCATTCTCCCTCTACATTTTTATTTAGCATCTATTATAGGAATAGAAGCGCAAAAGCTTTAACAACCAAAAGCGGTGTCATAACTTTTCGAGACTGTTCCGACAGATTCGATGTAAACGACTGGCTACGAACATACTCTTCAGCATCATTCACAAGCTGATATGCCTGATTCATTAGCTCAGTGCGCTGCATAGAAGCCTGATTATACGCCTCTACCAACACAGCGTACTCTTCCATAGCGGCCTGATTCTGACGGAAGCAAGAGATTGTTGCTTGCTTCTGTAGATCCGTATCAGCACGGGAGCCTTTTGTGTAATCAGGAACATTGCCTGTGCAATCAGAAACCACTGGAGGTTCTGGCGGAACCAACACGATGGTCTGAGACTGTGCAAAACGAGCATCTGCCAACTGAAGAAGCTTGCAGTAATACTCCGCATCACCGACAGAAACACCTAGCTCTCTTGCCTGAAAGCTCATTCCACCTGAACATGCATTCGAGAAAACAGGCGCAACGCTGGCAACCGGCGCTCCACGGAAGTCTGTGCTAGCATCAACCTGAACATTTGTGGTTGAGCCTTCAACAACCTGTGTCGAACCTTCAACATTCTGTGTTGAGAGGGCACCTGTGCCTTCTTCACCACCGAAGTTGTTATTGACAGTGACATCGCCTGTAGAAGCGGAAGATGTATTATCTACAGCACCTTCTTCTACATTTAGAGAACCACCAGTTGCGGACGAATCACCACCGACCATGCTGTTTGTGTTTGCAACAGCACCTTCATCAATAGATGCATTTCCACCCTGTGCAGTTACAGCACCTTCAGCGACATTTAGCGTATTGGTGCCAGTGTTGCTATTCTGTACTGCGCCTTCTGAAATAGTTGCATTGCCACCTGCTACCGTGTTGGTGTTGCTATTCTGTACTGCGCCTTCTGAAATAGTTGCATTGCCACCTGCGCCACCAGCTCCACCTTCCGCGGTGTTTGTATTCTGGACTGCACCCTCTGAGACAGAGAAGTTATTGGTGTTGGTGTTTGTGGCTGAATTTTGGACTGCACCCTCTGAGACGGTTAGCGTGTTGGTACCTGTTACCGCTCCACTCTCCACGGTCACCGCACCACCCGTTGCAGATGATGTGCTTGGTCCTGTTGATAGTGTTGTATCACCAACATTTACCGAGCCTCCCGTAGCGTTGGCATTGCCGCCTGTTGCTGTTTGGGTTTGGTTCTGCTGCTGCTGTTGCTGGTTAGTTAGCGTGTTGGTATTGTCAACCGTTGCAGTGGCATTTGCAGTTGCTTCGGCAATTCCAATTCCGACACCGTTGCCGCCGCCCTCGCCTTCGCCGCCGTTGCCATTTCCACCTGGTCCACAGGTGCTACCTTGACAAACTTCAACTTTTTCGCCGTCAACAAATGTTGTACCGGCTGATACGATCTGAGATGATGTTACCGCAAGAACAACAAGAACTGCTGCTGCGACTTTAATAAGAACCTTCATATATTTAACTCCTTATATGATAATAAGAAGTTACCAGGCAGAATTTACAACCATATGACATGCACTTAGGTTAATTCTTTGCGACCCTCATCTTTCGATAAAGTTAGCCGTTTAACAAGTATCTTCTATAGTTTCTCCAATAATAGACTACATAAAATAAAAAGACAAAGTAGTCCTTCTATTTATACTTTATTGTATAATATAAAAAGGACTACTGTCAAGAGCTGTGTTTCGTCTTTAGTACAGGCGTTTACTTTTCTGTTGCTCTTCTAAAGTCTTAAGCCATCGCTTACGAGCAATCGCCTTCTCCTTCTTTCTGCGCACAGATGGCTTTTCATAAAACTCTCTTTCTCGCAGTTCACGAAGAATGCCAGAATCTTGGACCTTCTTGTTAAAAATCTTCATAGCCTTTTCAAAACCAAATGGGCGATCCTGAACTTCAACCTTAAGCCCTGGCACTAGATCACGAGGATTAAATTCATTCTTGCCTCGGTGTGTGTATCTTTCTTTTCTACTCATCATTCATCCTTTTCTTTTCGTAATGGTAATCTAATCTTCCGTTCTCTCCAATAACAACTCTCTCTAATCCTTCCTTACGAAGTCGAGGAAGCCGAAATTGAACATGCAACAATACCTTTTCAAGTATAGTCTGCAATCCTCTTGCTCCTGTCTTTTCTTTAGAAGACTGATGAGCAACGCCGCGCACAAATTCAGGTAAGAATTCGAGGTCCACATTGTCTAGTGAAAAGAGTCCTCGATACTGGTCAATTAAACAATTCTTAGGTGTAGTTAGTACCTTAACCAGCATATCCTCAGTAAGATCATGCGTAGCGACAACAATCGGAAAACGACCAACAAATTCTGGAATCAAACCAAAGCTCATTAAGTTCTCTGATGTCGCCTCTGATAATAACATAGCTTCGGATGATTTGTCAAGTACCGCCCCAAATCCGATTGTGGAATGTTCGCGCTTACTTTCCTTGATAATGTCAGCCAATCCCACAAAAGCTCCGCCGGCGATAAACAAGATGTCTTTTGTTTCGAAATCTTCTCCGGACGAAAGTTTGATTTTTGTTCCTTCTACAAGTTTGAGTAATGCCTGTTGAACACCTTCTCCCGAAACATCTCGATTGACTGTTGCGCTCTCGCTCTTACGCGATTTCTTATCGATCTCATCAATGTATATAATGCCTTTCTGCGCCAATTCGATGTCTCCATCGGCGGCGTGAACTAGTCTGTCAATCATATTTTCAACGTCTTCACCGACATAACCAGATTCAGTAAGACTAGTGGCATCGGTTTGAACAAACGGAAGATTAAGAGTTTTCGCCACTGTGCTAACAAGTAGCGTCTTACCAGTTCCACTCGGTCCAATAAGAAGAACATTCGATTTCTTTAGTTCTGTATCTGAGACAACTGGATTGTTGATGCGCTTGTAATGATTATAGATTGCTACGGATAATGTCTCTTTTGCGAGTGATTGCTCGATAATATACTGATCGAGATACTCTTTGATTTCTTCAGGGGTTGGCAGGTCATCAATTTTTTTGATGTTTTTCTTGTTATTATGAATAACATTATATCCGAGTTCAATGCATTCATCACAAATATATACCGTAGCCGGACCTTGATCTGGGCCTGCTAATACCTTTTTAACTTCTTTTCTGCCCTTGCTACAAAAATTGCAAGTGATATTATTCATCTATCTCTCTTTATCCGCGATTGTCTGTTGCTGATAGTCGGTGCCGGTCAGGTGCCTTAGGTTTCGTAACTAACTCGGCAGTTGAGTTTGGATTAATTTTTACTTGTTTCATTGTAGCGGTTTCTGAAGGCATTTGCAAATCTTGAATAATTTCTTCATCCGTAGATTCGACATCAGTTGATGGACCTTTCGATGAAGGAGGCGGATCGGTCTTCGTGGGAGGCGACTTTTTCTTAGAAGCCCTATTCATTAGAGAATAGTTTGCAGCCATGAGGAGGAGAATTGCCATCGGATCAAAAACGAATATAAATGCAATGATAGCCCATCGAACAGCATCTTCTAGATTATCTTCAGAATTTCCATAAACAATCTCAGCGATATATTTGATAGGACCAACTTCCATTTCAAGAGACCGAAGCTCGTTGCCGAGTTGAAGTTTCTCATCTTCATACTGGTCAATGCGATTCTGTGCCTCATCGATCGTCGTTGCCAACAGGTCTCTCTGCTCTTGTTGTCCTTCTCGTACTGCCCTAGCTCCGTCATCACCACTAATCTTGTCATATTCGATTAGCGTCTGAACCGTTTCATCGAGTTGAGCAATAACCGTTTCTGCATCTGCAATTCGAGCTTCTTCTCTATTAATTCTCTGATCTAGTCTTTCGATCTGTGCTGTGTTGTTTGTGACCGGGGCTGTTTGTTCTATGTGTGCTTTTGATAGCAGTCCAAAGATACCCATACTGGTGAGCAGCATCGCAATCAATACCAGAGGCAGCATCGCATATTTGATTTTCGTGGGCTCTGTCCAGTTGCGGTAGATCCAGCTTACGCCGACAACTTTACCGAGTTCGATAACAGAACCCATTACAAGAGCATGGATCGGCAATCCTGAGAAGATTGCCACAATACCAAAGATGGCAAAGACTGCGGCTGTTCCAGCCATAGCCAATGCGGTCAATAGAGTGATGATTCCAAATAGCATATATAAGCTATTTATCAATAGTTGTGATGCAATGGTTCTGTCTTAATTCCGTGTAGAATGCTTGTTTAGGAGTAATATACGCGAATTGAAGATCTTGATTTCCGATGATAATATAATGATTCGGTAGCTTCTCACGAAAGGCATCTCGAATTTTATTCAGGTAAGCCCTCTGAGATTCAGTTGTAAAATCCCGGTCCAGTTTACAGTTGATATATAGAACTGGCAGGTTTCCCTCTTGAGGGAATTCTGTAATCTCGATCGGTATCTCTTCTCTTTCTTCGTTATCAAATTTTTTCATCTTCATCACTAAGATAGGTTATTTCTACGCTACTGGCAGAGAAGTTTAAATTCTCGTAGATAAACTCCTCGCAGGCTTCGATCATTTCTTCCTCATTATCGTAGCCGTCCAACCAAAGTTCTACTAGAAACTTAGCCATTAAAAGCTCATTCGCTCATCAATCGTATCGCACGATTCGGACGACTATAACGAGCGCAGCTCTTCTTCGTCTCCCACCATTCGACCTCGCCAACCTTCACACCGATGCGCGCCATCTTCGGAGTCACCAGGTCATACACCCACTTCGAGAGATTCTCGGAGGTGGGTATAAAGTCAACAACGAAGAAGCTTTCGTAATACTCGTACTCTGGGGTACCTACTGGAATACCAGTTTCTTCCATATTAATCAGATAACCTGCGCAATGATCGGTTTCTGGAACAAAGACCGGTGTAAGACTTTTCGGCAGATGAACCAGTTTTTCAAATAGAGGATCATTCTGATCAAGAATGAACTTGTGGTCAACTGTCTCGTCGAAGAACTTTTTCAACCAGCTAAGATGCAGGAAATCTGTTACCATTCCTTGCGGATTAAGATTGTCACCTTGAAGGTGAATATGAACTTCTGCTTCGTGCCCGTGTAGGTGTCGGCATACGCATTGCCTTTCAAGAGCAAATTCCTTCTCTAACTGCTGCACCCAGACGCGATGGCCATATGCAAAGTTAAATTCTTTACTGATCTTCCAGCTCATCTTCTTCTCCTTCTTCGTGCTCATCTAAGAAATCTTCCAGTAAATAACCGGCTGCAATTTCCTTAAGCGCAAGCACCGTGTTACCGCTACCTTCTCTAGGAACTAGAGGCACAGCCCCATTTTCCAACATTTTTGCTCGTTGTCCGGCAATCAGAATCATTGCGAACTGATTACTGTCACAAGTCTTCAACGCGCCTTCGATAATACCTCTAGCCATTTCCTTAACCTCTCTTTCTTGATAGTGCCATGAATTCTGCTCTTGTTGCGGGATCGTCTTTGAACGCCCCGCCCATCTTGCTCGTTACCGTACTGGAATCCATATCTTCGATACCGCGAGCCTTGACGCAATGATGGTCGGCTTCTATCACCACCGCGACATTTTCTGTATTTAAGATATGTGATAGAGCATGATAAATCTGTGCGGTTAGCCTTTCCTGTACCTGCGGCCTTCGTGAGAAATAATTAACCACTCTATTCAGCTTACTGAGGCCGACTACCTTACCATTTGGAATATAGCCGACAGTTGCTTTGCCTACGATATTCTGAAAATGATGCTCGCAACAAGACATAACACTAATGTTCTTTTCTACCAACATCTCATCATAGTTGAACTTATTTTCAACAACAGTGATCTTAGGAAAGTTCTCAGGCTTCAACCCGTAGAAGGTTTCGTTAAGATACATCTTTGCCACGCGACCCGGCGTATCATGTAGACTATCATCAGAAAGATCAAGACCGAGAACATTCATAATCTCTCGAAAATGAACCGCAACAGTTTCTAATTTTTCTTCTACTGCTCTATCGTTGTATTCGTTCCCTACCAACGGTGTTTCAACACCTAAATCTTTCAATTTCTCATGTACTTCTAGACCTAGCCTAGAATCCGTGTTTCCAATTTTTGCCATTAGCCATATACTCCATATTTACTTAATGTTATCTGCATTTGATGCCAGTTATTCTGAATATAGATGGGTCTAGAGTTTATATCTTCTAGATATTTGTGCATCGCTGTTAGAGAAGTCAACACATTATGAAAATCTGATCGCAGGTCTTCTAATTCTGATGCTAACCTCGATGAACGGTCCTTCTCATCTCTATATACACTATAAAGAGTGGAGATAACACCGTTTTGATTTATATCATCGCCTAGTTTCAGTTCTTCGTAAAAAAATTCCTTGTCGATCTTTTCTTTCATGCTCTCGTCATTCACCAGAATTGAAAGAGCTTTATCAAGACGAGCAAGAAGTTCTTCTATGTTTTGATCTACGGGAGAAGATGAATTATTCATATGTTTCCTCTTATTCAATTATTATAACGCATCTAACGCAATGTGTCAAGCTATACTGCCATGGGCGGTTTGTTCTTAAAGTCTGGATGAGCTTCGTACCCAATTAATTCTACATCACCATATTCAAGACTTAAAAGGTCTTCAAGTGTATTTAGACTCTTATTAAATTTTAAGGTTGGTAATTTGTATGGAATACGCTTAATCTGTTCTTGGACCATAGGAATTTGATTATGATAAATGTGAACATCACCACCGAAGTAAACTAGCTCACCAGGCACAAGATCAAGTAGTTCGCATAATGCCATATTAATAAATGCATAGCCCATGATATTATAAGGCAGCCCAAACGGTATATCGTTGCTTCTCATTATGAATGATGAATTAAGTTTGCGATCGGGCGTTATTTGGTATTGGTGCATAATATGACAAGGTGGAAGCGGGGTCTGATCTACCTGCTGCGGATTCCATGCAGTGACAAGGTGTCTCCGACTAAATGGATCCTTCTGTAATCCTTCGACTAGTCCCGCAATCTGGTCCACTCCCTCCACGGCTGGCTGAAGGAAGATCTCGCCTTGGAATGGTCCGGGCATCGGGTCTTCGATCGTCACAGCATCCTCCCCGCCAAAGTTTCTCCACTGGTGGCTGTAGCCGTATCCCATGTCGCCTTCTTCAAGATGTGTCAATCCTCGCTCGTCGAGAAACTCTCGGGTCGTGTTCCCTTTCCAGATGTTAATCCTTTTCTCTTCAAGCTTCTTGGTATCGCGATCACCGCGCAAGAAGAACATAGTTTCTTCAAACGCAATGCGGAAAGCAACCTTCCTTGTGGTTATAATTGGGAACCCTTCGGAAAGGTCCCATCGAAGTGATCTGCCAAAAACGGAACGGGAGCCTACCCCTGTTCTATCTTCTTTATCGAAACCGTTCTCTAAGATATCAGTCAACAGTTGAATGTAATTTTGCATACCGTTTATAATAACGGATTATTGTGTTCGTGTCAAGAGCAATCTACGATGAAGCAATCGTCCTTCTATATACCCAACCGATACTTTGTCTTTGAAACCTTTCTCCGCCCAAATATATCGAGCATGGGCTAAAACCTGCTTTCGTAAATAAGTACCTTTATAAAGAAGAAGATGTTCGGCGTGTACTCGGATCTCCATTTTCAGTCGTCGCTTATCTGAGAATTTGGCGAGAATATTACCAATTATAAAACTGCGATAAAACTGTTCGGCGTATCGAAGTCCCAGAAGTTTCTTCTCACCACAAGAATTGTTTTCTCTTGTCATGACAATCGGTCCGAAAACCTTGACACACTCATAGATATTTCTTTCAAAATATTTGTCGTTTACGATATGAAAAACAGGAAAGAATCTTTTAAACCGGTATATCTTTTTTATTCGCATGATGTGTCTGTATCTGTGTCCGTGGTTGTTTCTTTAGATGCAACGATTTCGTCAGTGACGACGATCGGCGGTATCAATATAACCTTATTTATTAATTCGTAGTCTAGTTGATAAAAATTTCGTATTCTTTCTAAAACAACATCAGTTAGTAATTCATCTACCCAAGGCTGAATCATTTTTTTAAAATTGTCATCTTTACCAACATTCTTTAATGGAAATATACCGACATCATTAAATTCGTGTAACACTTTTGATGATAATAGTTCATCACAATAATAAAATTTGATATTATTCCAATCTAGATCAATAATATGATCTGCCTGTCTTACCAAATGTAGATCATAAAACACATCAAAGTTTGTGAATTCCCATTTACGACTTAAAAACCATTTGCGAAGATTAGATGTTGGTCGATCAATTGCACATATTTCCGTAACGCATTTTCTCCACCGCTCGACAGGGTCTCGAAGTATAACATGTTTTTTAATCGTTGCTGCTCCAACAGGGTTTATGATATAATTAGAATCCCTCCAACCCTTATCAAACAAATATTTAGACATGCTGTTCGATGCATTCTTTGGAAGATTGATCCAAAATTCTTTTTTATCTACGGATATTAATCCTCTACCTAAATAAATTCGACAGCCTGCACAAACGTCAAATTTTTTAAATGGTCTTGACGTTATGATAGAATTTTTGCCCATGGAAACAAACGGGTAAAGATCCTTATAATAAGATTTCATAGATTACTCTCCAATAAAACACATCAACGCGCTCAACCTCACTATCGTAATGAGAAGTATCATCGTGCGTCTGTGTGCTCTATCGTATAGAGTTGGGCAATGCGTACTTTATTTATCTTCGTATCAAGTATTATATGGCTTCGTGGCCATGAAGAGTAAGGCTTTCGCCGTCTTTCAACAAGACCGTAAGAGTGAGCGTTCCGTCATCGCTCTTACCACACCCGGTGTCAGTGAAAATGGCTCGCCCGCCAGTTTGATTGGTCTGTGTGAACGGTCCACGCTTCGACAATGACTCACCACCATATGGCTTGCGATCATGACCAACCACAACGGTGTGATCACCGGGGATCTCGTCCACCCAGTTGTAGATGCGGACAGGCATGCCATCTGCCTCGCGCTCGCCAGTGACCTCGCCATAGAGGGCGCGATGCTTCGCCTTTCGCGAAAGTTCGGCTGGTTGGTCCCATACCTCCGCATGTGTGGCTCCATGGGTAAACACCCAGTTCTTATAGCGATATAGATGTGCGCTGTTTCGATGATTTATAAGATCTATGATCGTAGAAAGAAAAAGCTGTTCCTTTCCTTGTGGCACATCTGTTAAGGTCTTGAGTTGTGCCTTTTTAAGCTCTACCTTATTTCCAATGGCATGCCTATAAAATTTATCATCGTGATTTCCAATCACTAAAACGCCTCGGCCCTCATCCAACACCGCTTTCACAGCGATGACCGTCTCCAACGGCTTATCATGCCCATCTACTAAATCACCTAGAAACACAATAAACAGGTCGTTCTTGATGGCATAACGAATGCCATCTTTCAGCTTGTCAGCATGAGCATGAACGTCGCTAAAGGTAACGACGCCCTTATACCCCTTATTGAGATACGGAGTTAAGTCCATTATGAATCCTCTTTAGCGTATTTATCGCTAAAGTTCAAAAGTGAAACGCGGATTGAACTCGTTATTGATAGCGTGAGGATGGTAGCCGCACGGATTACAAATAATGCGCGTACCATGAATATCAAAATCCACATTGTCGTGTGTATGGCCATGTACCCAAACGTCGATGTCATTATCGTAAATAAAGTTGTCGAGGTTGGTCATATAGGCTGCATTCAGCGGGCTGGTCCGAAACCTCTGAGGAACACAAAGTGGATGCGGTAGGTGATGAGTCATCACAATCGTCTTACCGTCGAATGGCGTCTTCAATCGCTCTTCGATAAACCGCAGAGTCTTTTCATGCTCCCGTACTGTATCAAGCGGGTGCAGCCGTCTCTTACGATCGCCTTCGATAAACTGAACAATGTCGTAGTCGTTCATTCCTTGGCGGGCTTGGACAATTGCCCAGTAATCCTGCTTGTCAAAATCAGTCCACAGCGTGCCACCGAGGATGCGATAGCCTTCGTATACGAATTCCGTGTCATCAATCAATTTAAAGTTGTCGGGCATGGTGTTGACAAGCTCAGCCCAATCATCGCGAACCTGATTGTAGGTGTGATTATAGAACTCGTGGTTGCCAAGGGTGTAGGCAACAAACAAGAATCGTTCACAAAGATGCTCTATAAACTCTCGGGCATGAGTCCCAATGTGAATGTCGCCGGCGAGGAGTAGGATGGTCTTGGCATCGTCATTCATCGCTGGGATATTCATGGGGATCGCGCAGTCCGCGCGGAACTCCAAATGTAGGTCGCTTAATACTCTAAATTTCATACTGTCATTATACTAGAAACAGACCATTTTGTCAAGATAAAGAACCCTAACAAATTCAATGACTTACAAGATTTCCTAGAGGTGAACAAAAACCGCTCTCATTGAGAGCGGTTTCATTCCTTCAAAGTGGATACTTACCTTTCGCCCTTTGCAGAGACAAACTCATTCAGCTTTCTAGCTTCTGCTACAACGTCTTCAGTGGTCGGCGCTGTCTTTGCAATCTCCGAATCTTCTACTGCTGCTTTAGCGGCATGTTGAGAATGAAGAATGCTAAAAGCAAGTTCTAATAAATTTTGTCTAATTTCGTAAGGTGATTTGTGGTTGTGTGCCATTACTTATGCTCCGTTAATACTTTTCTTTATAGGTGTTTATATTGCACTACAATATTTATCTAATATTTTTATTTCTTGGGGATAACTAGCCCTTGCGGCGGAACTTCAAGCCCACCTGTCGCTGAGCGATAAGCAGATACCAGTTCATCATGCGGTTTCATTCTTGCTACAATATGTACTCGCATGTATGAAACCGGCTTATCCTGTGCGCACATCATTGATGCAGCCGTAAGACTTAGTCCTTGTTGCGTCATGACCAATGTGCATGGGCTATCAACGAGAATCTCTTCTCGAGTAACTGCATTAACCTTACCAATAATCTCTTCTCCGGTTATAAGTTTAAATGCTACTATTTCGTCCTTTTTAAAGGCTGCTTCTGTTTCCTTATCAACAAACATCTGTGTCTCCTTTGTGTTATTAATTTATCCGCACTTTGAACTACCACAAGATCTGCATACAGAGCAGCCTTCCTGGTACACGATTTGCGAACTTCCGCACTCTAAACAAGTTCCTTCTACCTTTTCTCCATCCTTGATAAAAGTGGATAACCACTTCTTTACCGCAAACAAGAATGTACCTACATACGCATTGTCTAGCTTATCTAATGCATATACAATATTCTTGATCAATACGCCATGTCTTAGGCATAGACTAATCATACGAGAAATCTTCGTTGCGTTGTTATCGCTCGCAATCTTCTCCAACACGCCTTCGATATGATGCTCTGGAATACCCTTAGTTCTCGCCAGTGTGGTTAGTGCCTCAACCGCACCTTCTGCAACGACGTTCTTTTCATGGTGGTTGGTGTGAACGAACAGAGCAAATGGCCTACTACCTGTCTCATTCCACACAACCGTCATATACCACTTCTTACCTTCTGCGCGAAGACGCTTCATCGTCGCAGGAGTGGATTCTGGCATGTCCACATCCTGTAGGATGATTTCCTCATCGTCTGGCTCGGCATCCTTCTCATCCTTGGCGGAGAGAACCGTTGTCATGGTGCCCGAACGGTAGGTGGTTACGCCCTTGACAAAGCCGCTGGAATAAGCATTGAGGTAAATGTCTTTAAAATTCTCAAAAGGATAATCGTTAGGAACATTTACAGTCTTGCTCATTGCACTATCGACCCATCGCGCAAACCCGATAAGATCACTGACATGGTCTTGTACATTCATATTCATTGCCGTGGCAGTCCATGTTCGACGAGCATCCCACTCTCCCTTCCTTCGCATATATCGAACACCATAATCTTCACAGAGCACTTCTTTTGTTAGGCCACGATTTTTGTCAATCTTATAGACTGTTCCATCAGGCCCTTTGCCGCGAAGGATTTCTTCGTCGCCTTCTTTGACAAACTTAAACATTTTCGTTTCCTTCCACTCGCCTTCGTACCACTTAGGGCAAACGTCAGCAATATCATCGGGCATGTAATTGACGATAACTGTACGAATATAGTCATGCATAAACACTGGCTCTAAGCCTCCACTAACTACATTGGCTAAGATAGATGTATTCCCCGTTGGCTGAATGGACAGAAGCGAGCTATTGCGAACACCTGTGGTAGATAGCTTGTCCATATATTCCTGTGGTAGGTCGAGAGACTTGACAAACGGTCCTTCCTTGTGCCACTTCGGATTACACTCGCTAAACATGCCCTTTTCTTCAGCAAGATCAATAGATGCCATGTATGCAGTTCTCGCAATGGTACGCATTACATCGTCGCGAAGCTTGTTCGCTTCTTCGCTGGCAAAGCGCGTCTGTAGCATATATAGAGCAGACCCCCAACCGAGAATACCTACACCGATTCTGCGCTTGTTGCGAATGCTGTACTCGTATTCTGGCAGCGGTGCCTTGGTAAGGTCATTAATATTATCGAGAAAGCGAACTAGATAGCGAGTATACTTTTCGATGCGCTTGAGGTCAAATCCTGTGCGAGCCTTATTGACGAACTGTGTAAGGTTTAACGATGCAAGGTTACAAACGCCACCAGGTGCCAGCGTTTGCTCGCCACAAGGGTTAGTGGCAAACACCGTCTCAGCATAGTTCAGTGGCAGGAAATAATTCGCACGATCCAAAAAGAGCACACCAGGCTCCGCACGATTATATGTGCTTTCCATAATCAGATTCCACAGCCATAGAGCAGAGATGGTTTGATATTCTTTAGTTGGGTAACCTTTTGCTTCCCATGCCTTCATGTTACCGTCCCATTCGTTCTCATACTTAGCGAATGTTGTATCTGGAAAACGCAATGTCCACTTGTCAACTTCGGAGAGTTCTTCTTCACCAGCACCGCCATCCTTCATCTGCAAAAGCTTGGTGACTAGATCCATAAACTCATCTGTACAGTTGACTGAGACATTGAACTTAGTTAGGCGACCTGGCTGTTGCTTTGCTGTAATAAATTCAACAATGTCAGGGTGCCAAACATCCAACACGCCCATCATTGCACCCTTGCGGATCTTGCCCTTTGCCTTCTTGTTGAGGCTCTTCTTACCGGAGCCAGATGTAATGATCTCGGAGCTCTTGTCGAATAGTTCCATATATTTTACCGCACCAGGTGTCTCCACACCGATGCCGTGGATGAAGGCGCCACGTGGACGAATGTAGGAAAAATTCTCACCCCAGCCGCCTTCAGATTTGAGCGTATGCGATTGAGCGCGAAGGTGAGCAAGAATGCCGTCGAGGGAGTCCACATCCTTCTTCACTCGCGGACCGACATAGCAGTTCATCAGTGTCGTACCTTTCCACTCAGTACCGGCATTGGCATAGATGCGGCCGCCTGCCGTTGCCTTGAAATTGGAGAGCAGATCGTAAAACTTTTCAGTCCACTCGTTGCGAAGGTCTGTTGTAATTTCCATTGATGCCGCTGCTTCAGCAACACGGTAAAGAGTATCGTCAATACTCTTATCGTTATGATCTTTATATGTACTCTGCCAAACCTCTTCTGAAAAAACATCTTCAAACTTGGTCTTGTACTTCTTCTGTATCTCTGTTTTTAGTGCGTCCTTTACTGTGATCTCTGGTGTCTTTTCTGCGAGGGCGGTAGAGTTCATTCCTGTGTTCTCCTTCTTGTTTTATAAATCATTGAATTGTTGGAATTGACTCGTCTTCAAAACGGTCAATTACTTTAAAAGAAACTTCGTGTATCTTACTTATCTGTCCGAGGATAATATTTAAAATATACTTATTGTTGATTATCGGTGCCAAATATCTATTCCTATCATCTTCGATCAAAACAATTTCAATCGCTGCTTCTTTTACCACCAACATAAGAGTGTGATACATAAGAAGACTTGCCGCGTTTTCACAGAATAATCTATAATGTAAGATTTCCCAAGGAGACGGCCAGCTACTGGGCGTATAGTAATCAATGCAGCGGCTACCAATAGGTAATTCAGCGAAGAATATTGCTACTCTATTTAGCTGTTCTTCCAAAGATAAATCTTGTATCTCTTCGCGAAAGGATCGCCAGTTTGCAATCCTTTCCTCGGGATTTGAATTATTCCAAAATGACATTATATTATTATAGCAGGTTATTCTTGACTGTCAAATGTTTATGATTATACATACCACAGGAAGGCACGAATCTTAATAAGGCGGATTAGCATCTCCTCTTCTTCCTTGTGCCAAGATTCCTCAATTTCAAACCGTTCTTTTGAAATTTTACTCCATTCAATCGATGCCGGATGATCTTTGAAATCATCGTCCATCATCCACCCGAAGGTATTAGGAATATCGCTTGGTCGGTCAGGTAGCGGGTGTGTTTGGTTTAACCTTTCTGCTCGGTTGGGATATTCGTTGACCCACCAATCATAAATAGCAGTCATTTCTTTATAGGCGTCAGAATGCAAGTCATCAGATTCCCATTCGATATTGTTAGCGCCTGTCTCATAAAACTTACGCAGCTCTTCCATCATACCATGTAAGATTCTGGTGTCTGGATCGTAGTATCCCGGAGATAATGTCTTCGGTCTAAGGACGTGATACTGATGCTTCTTCACGAATCTATGTAGGAACGCACACTTGGCATCTCGAGTACGCCAGGAGATTCTCTTTACCATATTCTGAAAAAACCGGACAAATTTATTATGAAACCAATTACGAATTGGAAATTGCTCTTCCATAGCCTCATCCCATTTTCGCCACCCGGTTCTTGTCAATGCACTGGGTCGATATATTCGCCAACGAGATTGGCGAGTCTTTTCAATGAAACGATTAAAATATTCATCATCATTGAAATCATTCTTTTCGTTTAATTCATCGAGTTCTGGTATCTGTATTTTTAAACTGTGTGGGACTTTCATTTACTTCTCTTTCCGAATATATCTGCGACTACGATCGCGCTCTGTTCTATTCAACCTTTGTGAACGATCTCGATAATATGGCAAAGATCGAGGCGATGAAGGGTAATTATAGATGCGACCCCTATATCTATAGTACCTATGCGGTCTTTCGATATACCATCTTGGATACGTCTGATAATAGAAGCGTGTAAATCCATAATGATTATGGTGCAGGTCAGAGCTGATTCGAACCTCAGTTCTTACGTGGTCGATATTATATGGGACTGTCGAACAACCGATAAGAATGGTACTAGCAATTATTCCTACAATAACGATTAATGTCTTTCTAATTGAAAACATATGATCTCCTTTTATGTACTATAACATATTTATGGAGATTATGCAATTATCTTCAATATTATTCCAGATTTAATTTCTTAAGTATTCGCCAATTACCAGTAATTGTCTTTCCTGCATCGGCATCATTGAACCAAAGTCTGCCAGAACATGGAAGGATGTTTACTTCGCCAGGTCCTGGTGGGGTTACTGCGTCATTCAATAACACCGCCGGAACTCCGTCTAATAATACATTTAAATCTAGAGTAAGAATACGATGAGAGATCAACCTCGAAAAATTGATATCTTTGGCACCGGTGCTCACTCCATCACCAACCTCCACATATCTTCTATTGACGGCGTAATCAATTTCGCCATCATATAATGTCCATCCTCCCATATAGCCATTGGAGCTTGTCATGTTATGCCACATTGCAATACCTAGATCTTGCCCAGTCGCCGTCGGGAAGGTATATTCAACAACTCCGTTGATGAGGAACTCGATAGTTGTTCCTGTTCGCCTAAATGCAAAAATATCATTTTCAGCGCCGTCGGCTTTATTAATTGTTGCAGCCAACGATCCACCCAGAGCGCCAGTATATACAGTAACCGTATATTCTAGATCTTCAGTCACATTATTTACTCCGGTTCTTTGATATCTAACATGAAATTGATGACCTGCATCACCCGTTGTTAGAGCTTTTGGATTAGCCTCAATCGATGCCCAATCTACGAGACCAAGTCGAGGAATGTATCCCGAACCATCCTGAACCATCTTAAAACGAAATTCGAAGTCACCTTCTAGTTTGTTTTCCATATAGATTGAATTAGTTAATCCGCGCCCGGCAATAATTTTTCCAGGTTCTCCCCATGCAGGCGGCGTGGTCAAGCCTTCTTCTGTACTTGTCCAACCAGGAAATGCTAGTGCTAGTGGTTCCGCTACCCTCGCGCCTAGATCTACGGCAGGGACTGTGCCAGGCGTAAAGTCTGTGCCTGTGCCGGTGGCATGCATATAGTTATATGTTGTCTGAGCAAATGCAGTGGCATCATCTAGTAGAATACCATCATAGACATATACATCATAATATTCACCCACTACCAACGGATCAGTGCCACCGTTGTCATCAAATCTGATTTGAAGAGTGTCTAATAGATCTTCGTCAGTGGCATGTGTGATTTTTGAGCCTGCATGATTTCTTTCCCATCCTGTTCCGTTCCAGCCCCATTGTTCAAACCAAGGGATTGCATTTTCAGATGAGACCGAGCTATTGCCATAGAATGTAAGGAAATAATAAGGTTGACTATTGCTGCCGGCACATAAGAAGATGCCGTTGCCGACGTGTCCGATCATTGTGTTAGATACGATGTTTCGACCTCTCAAAACTGTTGTGTGGCCGTGGGTTAGATTCACGCCGCTCGTGTTTTCATATACTTTCGGAACAGCACTATTAAATTGATCCCATGTTCGAATCGAAATCGGTGGCATGTGAGAACCGGTAGACTGGTTGGTTATACCGGTCAGAGCAGCTCCTGTATAACCAACCATATAGGTTGTATCTGTAGATTCGTCATGGTATGTTAAATTACCAACAATACCTAAATTATTCTTTTCTGTATCGCCGGTGGTCACGTTCCCAGCGTTCTCAGAAGAAGCTCCAAATGAGATTCTTCCGTTTCCAAACCAATTGCTTGTTACCCAAACAAAAGCGGTGCTGGTATCATATATCCCCGAAATGAACCATTCAGTATTACTGAGTGGAGTCGCGCCGTTATGGAAATAATTTCGGAATTTTAGATGACCGCCAAGCCTAGAGCTAAGATTAATGCGTGTTTGATTTGACGCAGGACTTGCCCCTGCTTCGGACCACCAAAATGCTTGATTGTTGTTTGATTCAACATCAAACGCATCGGGCGCGACTATCATCAATTGACCATCAACACTATATGGATTAACAATTAGGCCTAATATATTCGAGGGACCTGGCGTCCCGCTTGTATAATCTGTTAGTAAGAATTGTGGGTCGGTCGTTTCATCATATAATGTCCAAGTAGTACCTTGGTCGGTAGACTTGCCTAAATATGCAACCGAATCTGTGACATCATGAAATATAGCCCACACATCGCCAGTGGCTCTATTTACAGTCACTCCTCGGCAGGAGTTTGGGTTAGTAATCCCGGCAGGTGTGATTTGTGTGATTGCGGTTACGGGTCCTTGAGACGGCCTTTCAATCTTCCATAGGCCTGTATTTTCACACGCCGCAAAAATATCTCCGGTCCTTTCGCCTCCCGAATACGCAGGTCCTAGCTGAAGCAACCCCGTCGCGGGCAAAGGAATGGCACTGTCAGCGGTAATATTTTCAAATTCGCCATTCACATGCATCACCGTGATGCCGTCATCTGCGTATGTTAGAAATTCAGGCCATAGATATTGTTGAAATCTGCGTTCAGCTTGTCCGAACCGTCGAGAATCAGTTCCTTCTGGACCAACATAAGTTCCAAAACCCGGTGGTCGCATAGTATTAATCGTCATAGGCACAGGTTGATATTGAGCATAGTTCCATCCTGTCCCGCGTCGCCTCCGAATTTTATACTCAGCAGCACCAACTAATCCGCCAGTAGTGATCTCAACTCGATAATGATGAACAAACGGTTCTCTATTTACGGTGTCTGCCCATGTTCCTGGGTCTGTCACAGTAAGGCTTGCCAGAGAACTTCCCTGATTATCAATATCTAGAAACGGTCTGCGGAAATTGCCTGTATCTGCTTGTCTATGAAATAGATTTTGTACAGCCGAACCTGTTCCTTTCGATACGGGCTGCGATGTTATGAAGTTGACCGACCCTCTTTTGACACTAAATGCTCGAAAAGGTAACCCATGATAATTCGTGACATTTGCAGATGAAGCAGGAATGCCTACAGAATACCGATGCCCGAAGAGCATATTGATGTGTGACGAGTGTGCAGATTGTCTTACTGACCCGCCGCTATAGATAGATGGTGCGTTAAATCGTCCTGACGAATCGCTCTTTGTTCCTTCACAATATAAATGTGTAGGATAATAACTCCAGTCCTCTGGTTCTGATATGGAACTAGCGGTTGACGGATAAATTGTGGCTTGCTGCCCAAAAGTGTTGGCCATGCTCCGAGACGCATCTACCTTTCCATCCGCGACAGGCGATATATCAACAAAGATTCGATAAAAAACATCTAGTAACTCGTCGGTTTCCTGAATACATGGGGTTGTGAGGCTCACAGAAGCCAGGTGCCCTTGCCGCGCGCCTTGGAAGTCAGCTCCGCTCTGAGAAAGTCCTTCGCTGCTGACAACAACTGATCGTATATATCTTGTAGCCGACGGAACGCTGAATCTAGTTTGTGTGGTCCAAAAACCGTTGCCAGGCGGGTCTGTATTAATATCGCCACCTGTCCAAAATGGCTGAGCTTCTTGGAGTCCAGAAACCCACGTCAACGTGCTCGTGCTATTCTCCCCATGTATAGTTGTATTTAATATGTTTGAAGTGGGTATGTGACTTACCCACGCCGCAACTGCATAGGTCGCACCGGTAAGAGTTGATGTATTAAGATACCGTTGATTGAGCATGTGCTTATCATGATACTTGTATTGAATATTATTCTGCTCTTCTTGAACAGATACTATTTCACCCGGGACCCACTCGTTATTTTCATCGAGTATCGCCTTATATTTAACCAGTGTAAAAATACCTTTGACCATGATACGTTATCCCTTTATAATACTATATTTAGTTAATCCTAAAGCTCGCCGATGCTAATTCCACCCACGCGAGAGACGAAGATATTTGGATCGATTGTGCCAGACGAACTAGGGGCTGGAGTACAAAATGTTTCGTTGTCTGGGCAAGCCACAAGACCCGGAACAAAGGTTGAGAAACTTGTTAATTCTGCGGCGCCGCCAATAGTAATGCCCGGAGTTGCGGTAGATTCAACCTCTTTTGAAATCAATGTTGTAATGAAAATCGTAAAACTTGTTAGTTCAGAAGCGCCAGAAGAAGACATTCCTGTTGCGACAGATGTAAAGGCATTTCTTGTATACTTCGATTCTGGTGCTCGGTAGATCTCACCACTTGTTTCTCTGGAAACAACATTTCGTAAAAGATCATTCCATATTACAACCAGCCGATATGTAACGCCGTTTTCGATATTCCAGTACCTTCTTTCAGGAATTTGTATGCCCTCGGTCACCCAAACACCATTTACTAATTTCTGTACTTCTATACCTAATAGAATATTATATTTGGAAATTCCAGTAGGTTGAGTCCACATAATCGAATAAGGTCCGTTCTTACAAGTTCCCGGTGTATATGTCCCATTTTGGTCCGAGTATGATGTAGGAGCAACATCAACAGTCGCCGGCATACGAACTTCCGAACTATGACGACCAAGTTCGATGACCGTAGGCACATACGATTCGCCTGCTTCTGTGATGGTACTAGATGCTATAGACGTTATTTCTCTAAAGACATTTACATCACTGAACTTCTCAAAAGGCGTACCCCTATCTATCCAAAGTCGAAAAACTAAATCAGTGGTATTCGGATTTACAAACCACGGCGTTAACGTATTAGAATCTTCTAATGTGACCGGAGTACCTTCTATTTGTTCCCATTCAAATATGTGATCATTAATGTCACCTACTAAGATCTGTGCATCGAGTTCTACAATTGATGCACAAATAACATTCTGATCAGAACCTGCGCTAAATGAGATGAACTCCGGCGCTACCTCAGACTGAAGGACTTTAACACTGATAAACGGCATTAGAAGGTTAGCTCCCCGCTTAATGTAATGGCGATGTTACCTATCACACCATCTGGAACACTGGGTCCAACAAGGGTGATGACATCGCCGGGTGCTACGATCACTTCCGATGGAATCGTGACCGTTCCTAAATTGTTACCTGTTGTGAATTGGATGGTACCAAACTCTACATCGTTCTTCTGTACGCTAAATGTTTGCGCAAGATTAGATGCCGTTGCAGCATAAGCTTGTGATGCATTACCATCTAAAAAGGTAAATGCATTTGCCACCACATAAGCACCATAAAGATAATCAGGTGTCGTGGTAGAACCACTAATAAAGAAACCTACTTCGTAAGGTACTGGACCACTAAATCCGCCTCCTGCCCCTGTGCCGATCTCAATATTGAGATTGGTTGTTACGATGCCTGTTGGCGAGCCGCTAAAAGATGGACTAACGGCGAAAACACGATTGACCAAATTGGCCAATGCTGCTGCCTGCCCCTGAGTGTCAAGATTTAGAAAACCGTCTTCATCAAAATCGCCACCAAACAGAACTAGATCGCCAACAAGATCTGTAGATATGTGATTAGCTCCTGCAGATGTAGATAGAACAATTGATTCGATATTTGCCAGAGTATTATTTGCATCAACGCCTTGATCAGCAGCAACAAAAACAGAATAACCAGTAAATCCATTAGGCGGATTAGTTCTTAATGTAGAGTCCCAAATAATATCCTCATCTGCCAGAACAACGGTACCCGAGTTCACAAGCGCAGACTTAACATTATTAAATAGCGTACTATTAAAAGCATCATCGAATCGTATTTCGAGAATGCTTGTGTCTATGATAGATTGTGCTGTCGCAATATCTTGATCGTTATAAACCAATATGCCTGCAATCATTAATGATGGATCGCCACCAATCCAAACCTGCTTCGTGTCGGCTGTGAGTGCTATTTCACCTGGTCGCAATGGTTGTGGAAG